CGAGTGAGAGCCTTTTTTATTTTAAGGAAATTATAGGAAAACTTGTAAAGAAATGAAAGACCTTCGAAATGCTCAGTATAATGAATTTTTAGCTTACGTTGAAAGAAAAATTCTTAATGGTTTAACTACTGGTTTTATTTTTATTGATGAAGATGAAGTTCTTAAACATAACATATCTTTTCATGATAAACGTTGGATTAGCTTATTAGAAGAAGCTGGGTATAAAATTGAATATTGTGAATGCATGGGTGTTTACGACAGCAAATACAGGGAATATTCCCGGAGATAAGTTTATTATCTTGGCTTCAGACCATATTAATGGTCGATTAGACACACCAGATGGCACTGTTAAAGTTGAGTTAGGTGAATGGATTGTACAAACCATAGAAGGTGATTATTACGCTTTAAAAACACATAAGTTAGTACAAGCTTTACAAAACTATACAGTGAGCCTTAGTCAAGTACAGAAAGGAACCAAACTTGGTTTACGTAATGGTTTAACAGCTGTTGTTTCGCATGTTATGCCAAAAGATTCCATTAGTCCTTATCCAATTACAGGATACATTGAAGGCTCAGAAAATATGCCTTTAACTTGGGCTATGAATGGTCAGAATTTTATTAGTCAACCATCAAATTTCGATGTAGTAGAAATTAAGGAGTAATTATGAAAACTAAAGAACTTATCATTGAATTACAAAAATGTAATCCAGAAGCGACTGTATTCTGTTATAACATTGAATACTTCGATGAAGTTGATAACCTTGACGGTAAAGACACAGATGATAACGAACTTAATTTGTTCGATGAACTAAATGTGCTAGTAGCTCAAGCTAAATCCATCATTGTTTATTAGGATGTTCTATGACACCTACATTGCGTAAAGTAAACTTTAACGATGAGCTTCTTTTATCTCTTTCATACGATGAAGATACTGGTAAAGCTTCAGTAACTATTGAAGTGCTTAAAGATTCTGAACCAATCGTGTTATTAGTTAAACAAGAATACAATACACGTATGGAAGCTTGGCAGTGTTACAACGTAAAACATGAACAAATTGAAGCTTTATATACATAAGGATGTTTATGCATAATAAATTTAAAATTCCACCTGATGATTTTAAAGAATCTACAGCATGGGATAGAGTAGTAACACAAGCTAAAAAAGATTACATTGAAGCAGGTATAAGAATCTTAAATAATAAATCTTTAATGCAAAGATTTACCCCATTGGAGATAAACGAAATTATGAGTAACATAGTAACTTACTCTGCTAGTTCTAAAACTGCAGAACAACAATATATAGCAATGTTAAAAGATTGCTATGAAAATGGTATAGACATTGTAAATGAGCGTACTGGTTCAATTTGTCGTACTATTCTGAACCAAAGAATTCAATTTGATGGTAACGAGTTTCCATTACTTACTACTCGTAAGATGTATTGGAAACAAGCTATCGGTGAAATGGTAGCTTATATTCGTGCATATACTAAACTGTCAGACTTTCATTCTTTAGGTGTACATACATGGGATAAAAATGCTGAAGGATGGACTCAACGGACATTGGTATTTCCTGAAGACGGACGTAAACCTTATGCTATAGATGTTCCTTCTACTGGCGTAATTTATGGTGCTAGTGCAGAACGTGTTAATTTTGGTTTTAAAGAACTTTTAGATAGTATTAAGAATAACCCAAATGATAGAGGACATATTTGGAATTTCTGGAATCCAGAATATTTCCATAAAGGGTGCTTAAGACCTTGTATGTATTCTCATCAGTTTAGTGTATTAGATGGTACTCTACATTTAACCAGTACACAAAGAAGTTGTGATTTACCATTAGGCGGTGCATTTAACCTAGTACAATGCTGGTTCTTATTAAATATTACTGCAAAACTTACTGGTTTAAAAGTAGGTACAGTAACATGGAATATCACTAATGCACATATCTATGGAAATCAAATTCCATTAGTACCAATCCAATTAGAAAGACCTATGTACACTCCACCAAAACTCATCATTAAAGATGATTTTGATATGGATGTACTTATGGTTCTATTGGATAAAGATAACTTTGAAGATTATTTTGAACTTCAAGATTACAAACACCATCCTGCAATCAAATACCCATTTACAGCATAGAGGTTATTATGATTACTGAAAACAAACCACGTTTTCTGTGTTGTACCTTTGAAACAGAGAAACCAGTTAAATATGCTCATGATGAATCGAATACTGTATCATTTAGTGTTGAGTTACCTCAAGATGATACTTTATTTGAAGAGGAATTAAACTGCTTTGAAGTATTACAACCTATGGTTCATGAATTTATGATGAACATTTGGAAAACATTTAAAGTACGTGTTTTATGGGAAACTGTAAGATACTCTTATAAGGATTCATTATGATTCTTGTTGGTTCAGTATTAATGTTCAGACACCATCTTCTAAGTCCTTCTCGTTTAAAAAAGTATAAAGAAGGTGGTTATGATTTAGATGTGATTGTAGCAACTGAGAAAGATAAACAAGATTTACTTAATGTATCTGGTATTAACTATGATGTGTTAGTACATCCTAAAGTACATCAGATACTAACAGAAGCTTTTCAAACCTTAAAAGTACCTGTTGTTGTTCAATCTTTGAAACTATCTCACATGCATTATGATTTACCAAGTTGGCATAAACACCTTCATGACATTAAGTATATAGATAGTTTAGGTATTAAACCAGATATGGATTTAGTATTTAAATTAAAAGCTGAATGGACAGAATATTATAAAGGTAAAGATAAGATTAAGCTTAATAAGAAACCAAAAGAATTCTTTAAAGCTTCTTATAATCAAAATCATGATGCTTTACATGAACATTTTAAACTAACTGATGAACCAATCTATAAGAAATTCTTACAAGATGGTTCAGAAATAGCTGTAGATAAACAGAAGTTTGAAAGTTTATCTTACATAGAACAACTATATAGTGTAGTTGAAGAAAGTATGGTAGTTGCTTATGAACGCAAGCTTTCATTAATTAATGGATTCAAACACGTTTATACAAAACTATCTAAAAACTAGTGGAATGACTTTATCACTACTAATTTTGTAGTGATTATTTCATTCTTAACTGAATTTAATAAATATTTTAAGGAAACTTCTAAACATGGCATTAGTATATGATAAAAAATTTGTTGATAACAAACTAGCTACTTTAACTGGTTACACACAGTTATCAATGAAAGAAGGTGATTTATTAAAGAAATTAGCAAAAACTTTAATTGATGCTGACACTGAATTCACAGATTTATTTGATAGTTCAGAAGAACATAATTCAGAAGATATTGAATCAATTATTTGTGAAAATGCTTTCGAGTTATTTGATTTAGACATCCCATCATTACTGCATATTGATAGTGTAGATTCTGGTGATGGTAATCCTTGCGAATCACTAATGGCTTTAGTAGATACTGAAGCTAAAACCTACACCTTATTCATTGTACAAGGTTCATATTCTTCATGGGATAGTAATGAATACGAAAGTATTTTACCAGTTACATTACAAATTGTTGAATACTATGAAACTCAAGCGTAAATAAGGGCTCTGATGAGCCCTTTTAATTTAACTCAATCTTATCAAAAACAGAGGTTACTATGCGATTAACAAAAGAAATGCGGTCTAATTTATTGAATATTATTGAAAACAAGACCAAACATCCTTTTAAAGTTCAAGAAGCTTCTATCACTAAAGAGCTTCAAGATTATATTTATAAAAAAGAACCGGTATTTAAAGAATACTTAGATTTATACGAACAACCTCCATTTAACCGATTCCGTGAAGGTATTCGTTTAAATGACGATTGGACTACTACTATTTATCTTATTGTCCCATCAGAGTCATATTTACGAAGTCTTATCGGTCAAAAACAAGGTTGGGGAACAATCTTATTTCCGGTTAAAGACAAGAATCCTGATTATGCAATGGATCCTGATTTTGAACCAATCTATAACAAGCTAGTTCAATTAGCGAAAGATTGCGAAGAATATGAAGATATATTGAGTAATCTAGCTATTACTATTAATAACTGTACTACAGATACCCAGTTAGCTGAAATGTACCCTGACTTCGTGCAATATTTCAATGCAGCAGGTATTACCAAAGCATCAGCAACAAAATCATTACCAGCTACATTTGGTTTACCAGATGCATTATCTAAATTTGGTTTAAATCTAAAAACCAAAGAAGAAAAATTATCTTCATTGGAAGACACTATCCGTAAAGATATTGAAGATGCAGAAGAAGAAGAATCCAAAGGAACAAAATAATGAACACAATTACTTTATCTCAGAATGGTGCTAAACAAGCTATTGAATTAGCATTACGTGCTAATACCCCATTAATGCTTTATGGTTCTTCCGGTATTGGTAAATCTCAAATCATTAAACAAGTAGCAGAAGATTTTAACTTAGAAGTTATTGACTTCCGTTTATCTCAAGTTAGTCCAATGGATTTATTAGGTTACCCTAAAGATGTCAATGGTCGTATGGAATACTTACCTATTGCAGATATTCCTATTGAAACTGATGTTATTCCACAAGGTAAAGATGGCTTCTTACTCTTCCTTGATGAAATGAACAGTGCAGATAAATATACAATGGGTGCAGCGTATAAATTAACTTTAGACCGTCAAATCGGTAAATATAAATTACACCCTAACTGCCGTGTAATTTGTGCCGGTAACCGTATTCAAGACCAAGCAGTTGTAAACAAACTGGTTTCCCCAATGAAAACTCGTTTAACTCACATTGAAATGTCAGTTGATGCAAAAGAGTTTTTAGAATACGTGTATGAAGAAACCAAAGCGGGTAACTGGCATCCATATATTTATGCGTTCTTGAACTATAAACAAGACCAAATTAATAACTTTGACCCAGCAGTAGAAGCAACAACGTACGCTACACCTCGTACATGGGAAATGCTCTCTAAACAGCTTAAAGCTGGTTTAGATAAGTTAGACCCTGATTTATATACCCCTATCATTCAAGGTATTGTAGGTGATTCTGCTGGTATGGATTTTACAGCGTTCTTAGAACACTTCAGTAAATTTCCTAAAATTCAACAAATTGAAGTTGACCCTGAAAATGCACCATTACCAAATGACTTAGGTGCTAAATGGGCATTAGGCATCTGGTTAAGCCAACAAATCAATAAACAGAACCAACAGCAAGTAATCGACTATGCTGCTCGTGTTCCTGAACCTGATTTACGTGTGGTTATCTACCGTTATTTATCATTGGCAGACCCAACCATTATGGCTAATCCTAAAGTTCAATCAACGATGATTCAAACTCAACGTTTAATTGCAGGTATTTAAAATGAACCAAACACTACAAGAGAAAGTGAATAAGGCTAAAATCTTATTACTTAAGAAAAAGCATTTCGCTTTCATTTCTTCAATGCTGTATAAGCTCAACTACGTAGAAGACTTGCATACACCGTCTATGCATTATGATGGTGCAAATTCATGTATTCATTTAAATCCTAAATGGTTTGAAAGCTTATCTGACCAAGAAGCTTGTAGTGCGTTAGCTCATGAAGCATTGCATTATGCTTTACAGCATGACATCCGTAAAGGTAACCGTAACCCTGAACTTTATAACAAAGCCGCAGACCATGTAGTAAATAATATTCTTATGGACTATGGCTTTGAACTTCCAGCCGATGTACCGGTAGATAGACGTTATCAGAACAAAACAACTGAGTACGTTTATAAACTCATGGAAGAAGAGCAGAAGGATAAAGACCAACAGAATGACCCAGACCAATCGCCTTTTGGTTCAGACATTCAGTTTAGTACTCCGACTGCTCAACAACAATCCAAACGTGACCGAGAAACGCTTGCAGCGAATCAGAACGATGAATCTACGTTAGGGAAGGGTAAAGGTATAGGTACAGAGTCAGAAACGTTCTCTGAGCTATTTAAGAACATTTTAGACGGTAAACAGAGTTGGCGAGATATTCTCTTAGAATACGTCAATGAAAAATCTCAAGGTGACCGTGATTGGCAAAATCTTGACCGTAGAATGCTCCAATTAGGTTATTATATGCCGGATACTAAAACCGACAATCGTATTGACCGTATTGCAGTAGCTATTGATATTTCTGGTTCTGTAACGTATGACCAACTGGATTACTTCCTGCGGGAAACCAAAACCATCAAAAACAATACAAACCCTAAAGTATTAGATGTTGTATCTTTCAACACTGAAATTACTGGTTTGTTTTCATTTGAAGAAGATGATTCTTTCGATGATTTAAACATTGAAATTGATGGTGGTACAAGTTTAGACCCAGTATGGAATCACTATGGTAAAACAGAGAATAAACCAACATTCTTAATTGTATTTAGTGACATGTACGTAAGTATTCCACCTAAACCTGATTATGAAATTATCTGGTGTGTTGTGGATAATCCAAAATGGAAACCACCATACGGTAAAGCAATTTATATTAACGAGGAAGATTATGGAGCGTAGTGAACAACTACAGACGAGTATGCTTGTAGGATATTTAGTATTAACATTGTCAACAGGTACAACTAAACGTATCGAGTCTGACTTACAGAAATTTAAGGATAAGTATATCGTAAACCATACTGAAAATGATTTCAGTCATTTATTTACTAATCCTGAATTGGTTGAAGAACTACCAGATGATTTAAAAAATGAATTCAAGAATGTTCTTTCCATTCGTACATTAGCACGTCAGAATTTAATTATGTTGAAAAACAAATTATCTATTCTGATTGTACGTGCTGGTATTGAATTCCCTGAAAAAATTGATGCAGAAACAGCTTTCTTTGCATGTTTACCTGATTACTTTAATTCTGAAACTTTCTTAAAATCTATTAAAGATAACGATGGTGATGAAGTATTGAGTGCTGATGATGTAAATCAAATTACATCTCAAAGCTTTGTACGTAACTCAGAATGGGTTAAACGTAATACTGTAAACCAAGAAACTGCAGATGCTTTAATGTTCTTCGTAGGTACTCAATTACTTAACGATATTTTCTAATATGCAAATCAAAGCTCTTTTATTACAGAAAGGTGTTGCTAATGATTTTACATTTAATCGTATATACGGCACACCTTTAAAAAACTTATTAGGTAATAATCTATCTTCTATTGTTCAAGCACCTTTACATTATCCAGATGGAGTAAAGAAAGTACCTGCAGCAGAGAAGAAAGAATGGTTAAACCATGTAGAAGATAAACTAAATCAATTTGATGTTATTTTATGTTCTGATGGTGAGTACTTTAAAGTATTAGCTGGTACGTCTAAAGCTGAAGGTACAGTAGGTGTAATGTATGATTCTAAGTACACTACTGCTAAAGTTATGTATGTACCTTCAGTAAGTGCTTGTAATTATCATCCTGATAAAAACCTAGCTAAATTAGATATTGTATTTAATAAGTTATTGGATTATACCCAGAACCAATATGAAGAAGTTGGTACAGGTATTATTCATTCTTATGAACATGCATTAACTATACCTGATATTAAAAGATGCTTAGATAACTTACATCAATACCCTGCATTAACATTTGATATAGAAGCCAGAGCTTTACGTTTTACCGAAGCAGGTATTTATACTGTATGTTTTGCATGGGATAAACATAATTATATTGGTTTTCCTGTAGATGCATTTGCATCTGAAACAGAACGTAAAGAAGCACGTAGATTACTTAAAGAGTTTCTAAGTACTTACAAAGGTAACTTAAAGATTCATAAAGCAAACTATGATGCTACAATTGTTTGTTATACATTATTTCAAAATGAAGACATCAATGACATTAAAGGACAAGTTGAAGGTCTTAATATACTCTTTGGTGAAGATACTCAACGTATTGATGATACTTTGGTTATTACTTATCTTGCCACTAATAGTACTGCTGGTAATGTTCTTGGTTTAAAAGAACTTGCAAGTGAATTTGCTGGTGATTGGGCTGTAGATGTAAAAGATGTAACGAAAGTACCGTTAGATGAACTTCTTACTTACAATGGTGTGGACTGCTTATCCACTTGGTACGTCTATGAGAAATACTATCCTATGATGGTTCAAGACGACCAAGAAGAGCTATACCGCACTTTTATGCTTCCAACACTTAAAACCAATATACGTTGCCAGCTAAATGGGTTACCTATTAATGCTGAAAGCGTATTAACTTTAGAGAAAGACTTACAGTTAGAATCTGCATTTTTATGTGATACTTTGTATGCTTTTAAAGAAGTAGAAGAAGCTCAATGGAAGATTGCAGAAGAAGTAACAGCTAAACGTAACTCTAAACTTAAAAAGAAACAAACTACAGTAGAAGAAAACCTTAAACTCTTAAACTTACATTCACCAAAACAATTACAAGTATTGCTTTATGATGTAATGGGTTTACCGGTTATTGAAACTACTGCAACAAAAGAGCCTGCTGTTGGTAAGAAAGTCTTAAAAGACTTAATGAACCATACAGATAATGTTGATTATAAAAGCATTCTACAAGCTCTATGTGATTTAGCTGATGTAGATAAAATCTTAACTGGTTTTATTCCAGCATTTAAAGACGCTTATGTTAAAGACCCAAGCCAATTAAGTTTTTTAATTGGTAATTTTAACTTAGGTGGTACTGTATCTGGTCGATTAAGTAGTTCCCAGCCAAATCTTCAGAATTTGCCTGCTACTGGTAGTAGATTTGCTAAACCAGTAAAGAAACTATTCCAAAGTACAGATGAATGGATTTATTGTGGTATTGACTTTTCAAGTCTTGAAGACCGTATCTCAGCTCTTACCACTAAAGACCCTGAAAAGCTTAAAGTATATTTGAATGGTTATGATGGTCACTGTTTACGTGCGTATTCGTACTTTAAACAGCACATGCCAGATATTACTGCCGAATTAGAAAGAGTTTTTTCTGAAGAACAAAAAGTCGAAATCATTAATAGTATTGCTGACCGATATCCATCATGGCGACAGTTAAGCAAAGCACCTACCTTTGCTCTTACTTATGGGGGTACTTACTTAACCTTAATGAAGAATTGTGGTTTTGATGAAGTTACTGCCAAAGAAATTGAAGCAGCTTATCATGCTCTTTATACTGTTTCAGATGAATGGGTACAGGAACATATTAAACAAGCTTGTATTACTGGTTATGTTACTACGGGTTTTGGTTTAAGAGTTCGTACACCTATTCTTAGAAATACAGTCTATTCAGACCACATGCCTAATCTTGCTGCGGCAGAAGCCAGAACAGCAGGTAATGCATTAGGTCAAGGATGGGGAGTATTGAATGATAGAGCCATGAATGAAGTAATTGAACAAGTAGATAAACTTGGTTTATCAGAGCATATTTTACCAGTTGGTAAAATCCATGATGCCTGCTATTACAAAGTTCGTAATGATATTGATACTATTCTTACTATTAATAGACTTACGACTCAAGCAGCGAGATGGCAAGACCATCCGGTAATTGCTCATGATGAAGTTCATTTATCAGGTCAATTAGATTTATTTTATCCTGATTGGGCACATCCAATTACTTTACCTGAAGAGTGTGATGAAGACCAACTAATTCAAATTGTACAGAAAGCACTGGAGAAAAATTAATGCTTAAATTGATTTCATTTATAGGTGGAGTACTAGGAACTTTGATAGCTTATCAAGGTTTCCTTGCAGATGATGTACCAAAAGCAGTCTGCGGAGGTATTCTTGTAGTATTGCAGTGTATTATTAATTGTTCAAGTAAATAACTATGAGCTGGTACGATGATATTTACTTAGGTGTACCTGAACCAAGTAAAGATGAAGTAATTGTAGAGAAACGAGTAGAAGATGTACTCGAAACTACTCGAAAACTACTCGAAACAGGTGATTACGAACTCAGTGAATTCTTTGATTGGGAAACCTTTGAGGAACATATCACAGAGAAGATTACTAAAGATGTCCAAGAAGAAAAGGACGATGCTGAAATTGATAGATGGGAGCGAAACCATGACTACTAAAGAAAGTAATTGGGCAGTAGGTATGATTTATAATGCATGCCCTATTTGCTGTGAAAAAATTAACCCTGAAATTATTATTCCCCAACGACTAACTAAATCTATTGCTGATGAAATTCGTCAAGCTGATGGTAAAATTGTTGGTTTTGCAGATAAACCATGCCTTGAATGCACTAAGTATTTAGATAAAGACTATATTGCTATTATTGGTTTTGACCCAGAACAAACAGAACATAAAGACGGTATGGTACGCTTACAAGACTTATATCGTATTGGTTTAGCTTGGTTACATAAAAATGCTGCTCGACATATTTTCCCAAGCTGGTTTGAAGAAAACCGTACAGAGCCTTTCATTATTGTTGATAAACAAGCTTTTGAAGAGCTTATGCGTCAAGCAGAAATAGTTAACAACACTGGAGAACAAGCAGAGCTTGAAGCTTAGTTAGCTACTAAAGATAGCTCCTATCGGGGCTTTTCCCTTTCTTACATGAACAAGGATTTATATGAAAAAAATTCTATTATTACTAACTGCAGTTGCTACCGTAGGTTGTGCAAATGCTCAAAATTTACAGCAAGATAATGCTGTTAAATCTGCTAAATATTCAGTACACTGTTACTTCGGCGGAGAAGTTGTATTAACCACTGACGCTGTACGTGCTACTTTTAGTAATGGTACTTGGAAAATCAAAGATGCCATTGATGGTAGTGAATATGAATCAAATGCACAATGTATTGTACGTAACAATGGCTAAACATAACGCAAAAGCACTTCTAAAACGAAAACAAGAAATTGTTAATCGTATCCAAAAACTTCAACGTGAGATTGCTATCCTTGAACGGGAACACCGTGAAATCATCAACAATCTCGATTTAAACAAAGGAAACAATGATGGGCAGACGGAAGAAAGTGAAAGTTCACTTTAGTTCACGTTCCATGATGCATACCTTAATCCTTTCAGTATTACGTGACCTTCGTAAAGAAGCTGGGTTATCTCAGCATGAACTCTCTATGAAATTAGGTCGTAACTATGACATAGTTAATAAGATTGAGTGTGGTACTTTCACACCATCTTTAGACATCATGCGGGATTATGGTATCTTCTTTGGAGTAACTATATCTGAAATTCTTAAACGAGCGGAGGATAAATCAATCCATGTTTAATAATCAATTTGGTGTTCCACTACCATTAGCAGTATGGCTTGCAACTGATGACTATCAGTATGCCAAATACCCTAATGAATTGAGTGCTACAACACTTTTAAAGTCATCCCGATACATTATGAATGCTCAACGAACAATGTATCCTGAAGCGTTTCCGGAGCATTTACGCCCTATTGTTGTAGAGTCAGTAAATCCAGAAGACTATCCAGATTTACAAGACCGTATTGCTAACCGTGTAGGTACAGCAATCCATGAGGCAGTAGAGAAAGCTTGGAAGAACAATGCTAAACCAGCATTACTCTCTTTAGGTTATCCACAGAATGCAGTAGACAGAGTAGTTATTAATCCTGAACCAAAAGATTTGAAACCTGATTCAGTTGCTATCTATTCTGAAAATCGCATGTATCGAGAAATTGAAGTAGAAGGTCATAAATTTACTATCTCAGGTCAGTACGACATGATTGTTGAGGGTTATCTACATGACATCAAAACAACTAGCACTTATTCTTATGAAACTGGTTGTAATGATGAAAAGTATATGCTGCAGGGAAGTATTTATCGTTGGCTCAATCCAGAATTAATTACTGGCGATACTTTAACAATTAACTTTGTATTCTTGGATTGGAAGAAATTCCAAGCAAATGCATCTAACGAGAAGTATCCACCAGCTAAAGCATTCAAGCGTGAATACAAGTTATTAAGTTTAGAAGAAACAGAAATGTTTATTCGTAATAAACTTAAGATTCATGTTCAACACTTAGATAGCCCACTTGAGTTAATTCCATGTTGCGGAGAAAAAGAGTTATTCTCTTCCCCACCAACTTTTAAGTACTACAAGACTGGTTACGAAGAAGGCAAACGAGCCACAAAGAACTTCGATACTTTAGCTGAAGCAAGTAAGTATCGGGCAGAAAAAGGTCATTATGAAGGCGATATTGTAGAGTATCGAGGTAATCCTTTTATGTGCCCATGTTGTAATCCAGATGAAGTCATGGCATTAACTATGAACATCAACAAATCAAACAAATTGGTAATAAGCTAATGGACATTAAATCTTTCAATTATCATCCAATGGTAGAAAAAATAGTTCAAATCTTAATGACTAAAACTCAGAACAATAGCTCTTCATTCTTCCGGTTACAAACTAACTTTTATTTATCGTTAGTTGCAAGCTGTATGAATGTAAAAGTTAATAGCCCTATTACTGGTAAGATTCCAGTAAACTTCTATGGTATTAACTTAGCTAATTCTGGTTTTGGTAAAGGCTTTAGTACAAGTATTTTAGAAAACGAAGTTATTCGTGGCTTTCGTGAACAATTTACTAAAGACTTGTTCCCTAAAAAAGCTGCTCTTGAACTAGATTTAGAAGCCAATCGCCGTCATCGTGCATTAGGTATTTCACCCCAAGAAGCACTTGATAAATTAACCAAAGAATTTAAATCTTATGGTGCATTACGATTCATCAGTTCAGAAGGTACTGCTGCAGCGATTAAACAATATCGTAACTTAGTATTACTGGCTCATTTAGGTGCAGTGAACTTTGTTGTAGATGAAATTGGTTTCAATTTGACTAAGATTGAAGACGTTTTACATACGTTCCTTGAATTGTATGATAAAGGTTATATCAAAGAAAAATTAACCAAAAATACTGATACTGCAGTACGTTTCCAAGAACTCATTGGTTCTACACCGGCAAACTTATTAATGTTTGGTACACCAAGTAAATTACTTGATGGAGCCAAGACAGAAAGTGATTTTATTACTCTTCTAGAAACTGGTTATGCTCGCCGTAGTTTCTTTGCTTACTCTAAGAAAGCAGTGAACGAGCAAGCATTAACACCGGCAGAACTATATGATTTATTAAGCCAACCAAACCAAGACCAAGAACTCAAACAAATTGAGTATCATCTCAGCAAATTAGCTGATATTAACTTGGTAGGTATGGAATTAGAATTACCACGTGATAGTGGTATTCATTTAATGGCTTATAAACAATGGTGTCAGGAACGTGCAGCACAATTACCAGAATTTGCTGAAATTCAAAAAGCTGAATTAGAACATCGTTACTTCAAAGCTCTTAAATTAGCAAGTGCTTATGCATTTATTGATTTAGTAGATGAAGTATCTATTGAGCATCTGAATCAAGCAATTAAATTCACTGAAGAATCTGGTAATGCTTTAGCTCAAATCTTCCAACAAGAAAAACCTTATGAAAGATTGGCTAAATACTTAGGTGTATCTCAAGGGCAAGAATTAACTCAAGTAGATATTCAAAATGATTTACCTTTCTATAAAGGTAGTCAATCATCTCGCACAGAAATGATGAATATGGCTATTGCTTATGGCTATAAGAATAATATTGTTATTCGTAAATCATTCCGAGATGGTATTGAGTTCTTCTCTGGTGAAACTTTAAAACCAACTAATTTAAATGAGCTTATCATTGCTCGTAGTCATGATTTAGCAGATAACTACACAAACCATACAGTTACTTGGCATGGTTTAGAACAATTTGTTCGACGTCCAAATGAACATTGGACAAACCACCATACTCTGAATGGTCATCGTAGTAATGCTGATATGGCTAAAGGTTTTAATATGGTTGTATTAGATATTGATGATGAAACCAGTATCCCAGAAGTACAACTATTATTAAAAGACTACACTTACTTAATCCATACAACGAAACGTCATCAAGTACCAGATGCAAATGGTAAATGTATTGACCGCTTCCGTGTCATCTTACCAACTAACTATACGTTAGAAATGGAAGAAGATGATTACAAAGAATTCATGCAAAACCTTGAAGAATGGTTACCGTTTAATGGATTAGACCATGCTACATTCCAACGTAGTCGTAAGTGGGCTTGTACTGAAAACTGTCAGACTTTTGTAAATGAAGGTCAGTTACTTGATGTATTACCATTTATCCCTAAAACATCTCGTAGTGAAGAGTTCAAGAAATCTCAAATGAACTTAACATCACTCAGTAATATTGAGCGTTGGTTCGCTAACAAGATGGTTCAAGGGCAGCGTAATAACTACATGGCTCAATATGGGTTCATGTTACAAGATGCAGGTTTTAGTGTAAGCGACATTGGCGTAGTCTTAATGGAATTCAACTCTAAGTTAGATAATCCATTAGATGAAGCCGAAATCTTATCAACCATTATGACCTCTATTAAAAATAGAGCAGAAGGAAATTAACAATGGCAAAAGTTCAAGTACTTATCGCTGGTGTATCTGCCAGTGGTAAATCAATGTCTTTAGAGAATTTAGCTAAAGACAATCCGAAATCAGTTGCCTACTTATCATGTGAAGCGGGGAAATCTACCCCGTTTCCACATCAATTCATCACAATGCGTGATGCAAATGGTAATGAAGTAGGTATTAAGCATCCAGACGAAGCTGTACAGTTCTTTAAGCAAGTAGAAACAATGGACAGCATTGAGTACTGTGTATTAGATGGTTTTAACTATCTATGCGACATGTATGAAAGTATGGTTGTTAAGACTGCTACAAACACGCAGCAGGCTTGGGGATTATACGGTGACTTCATCCGTAATTTCATGCAACAAGTCATGGGTACTTCCACTAAAAAATGGATTTTAATTGCCCATAACGCAGTTGAATTAACCCCTGCAGGTGATTACCGTTACTATGTACCAGTTAAAGGTGCAATGGCTAAAACCGGTATTGAATCGTTCTTTAACGTTGTAGTTTATGCTCAACGTATGAAAGTCGATAAACTTAAAGAGTTCGAGTACGACCCAGAGTTATTACACTTCTCTGCTCGTGATGAACGTTTAGGTTACAAACATGTATTCCAAGTACAGCCAACAAAAGATATGGCAGAAGGTCGTATCCGTGACTTGGCAGGTATGTGGAACGACAACCAAATTTATATGGATAATGATGCTCAACTGCTTCTTAACCATATTTCTAATTACTTTGGTGAAACCAAGTAATTTATATTAACGTTAAAATAAATTAGGAGAATCCAATGGGATTATTTGACAATGTAAAACGTGCAACTAATGCACAAGAAGCTCAAGACCGTGTAGGCGGTGGTTTCCAACCAATTAAATCTGGTGTTTACAAAGCTGTTATCAAACAGATGTATGCTAAACCATCTAAAGCAGGTGCGATTGGTGTAACTATTGAATATGAAATTCGTCCACAACAAGGTAATCCACGTAAGTTTACTGAAACTTATTATGTTACTAACAAAAATGGTCAAAACTTCTATATTGATAAAGACGGTCAAGAGCAATACCTTCCGGGCTTCAATCATGTAAATGATATGTGTCTTGGTTTAGCTGGTAAAACCATGTTTGAACTTAATGATGAAGGTAAATTAGAACTCAAAAACATCAAAGTGTACAACTTCACTACTAAGAAAGATGAAATTGAACAATTACCTACATTCGTTCCACTTCTTGAAAAAGAACTTGCATTAGCAATTCTTGAACGTCATGAAAACAAAACCAAACAAGTAAATGGTGCTTACGTACCGGTAAACGAAAAACGTATTGTAAACGTTGTTGAAAAAGTATTATTACTTAAAGACGGTATTCCATTCACACACTTAGAAGTTAAAGCTGGTGTAAACGAACCTAAATTCGTAACTGAATGGTTAGAAGCTTGGAAAGATAAAGTTGACGACCGTTATGAAGAAGTTGCAGGCGGTGCATCTACAGCTGCAGCTCCAACTACAGCAATGAATCTTGGCTAGTTATACCGTTAATTCCCCACTGAAAGTTTGTTATTACACAACCAAAGGTGGGGATAAACGTTGGTTCACTATGAATTTGAACCAGTATAGAAATACTCATTACCGCATTCTTCATAATGCAAAAGAAGAGTACTCTTTATTGATGAAACCAGTAGTACAACATTTACCAACGTTTACTAACCCAATCCATATCCATTACAAACTGTATGTAGCATCTAATGTGAAATCAGATGTAATGAACTGGGTAGCTGTAATAGATAAATTCTTCCAAGACGTATTAGTAAGAGAAAAGAAACTAACAGATGATAACTATCTGTATGTGCCTAAAATTACTTGTGAGTTTGGAGGAATCTGTAAAGCTAATCCAAGATTGGAGATAACTATTACAGAGCAAGGTAATATACCTCAGATTCCAGCTAATCAGTTTTTTAATTAAAGACCCTGATGGGTCTTTTATTTTATGGAGAACAAATGAAAATAATCAAATTAGCAAGTTTACACCGACAAGTTGGTGGAGAACACTATAAAAACCGACAATATGAACTGGCTCAATTCAGTTTAGATGTTGGTTTAAGCCCTATGATTCATTCTGCTATCAAGTATGTATTACGTGAAAAGAATGACCGTGCAGAAGATTTAAATAAAGCTCAACATTGTGCTGAAATCTTCCGTGATTGGGTAACTACTTGTGCTGCCACAGCACCAAAACGTTTAGCAAACTTCAATACTACTATGGATTTTGATTTAGTTGCAACTTTCTTATCTCAATATGAAGCTCATGAACAAGCAGCAATCTTAGCATTAATCCATCTCCAAGTATCAGTAAAACTAATTGAAGAAGTCTTATCAGATTTCTCTATTAGCCGTCATATTGACGTAAATGAAGTTACTAATGCATGTATTCAAGCCCTTGAACATATCGAGAGACTAAAATGAAATTAGAATTAAAAGAGCATGAAATTGAACAAGCTATTGAAACTTTTATCCGTAGCTTTGTAACAGGATACCCAGTAACAGTCAAAGGTTTTGACTTACAAGGTATGCGTAGTAAAGATGGTTTATCTGCCATCGTTGACTTTGATGTTATTGGTGTATCAGACACTCGTGAAGTGAAAGTTGATAGCCCTAACGTTAAACCAACAAACACAGCATGGCGTGAAGAACGTAAGGACGAAGAAGACAGTCCTGTTGCTGTAGAAAAACCAGAAGCTTACTACGAAGTATTAACACTACTAAGTTCTAACCCTTTAAACAAAAACCGTAAAGCGATTGAAGAATTGCTAGATGGTAACTTTGAAGTTAAAGAGTTATTAACTCAAGTAGCGTTATATCAAGATTGGTTAGCACAATGCGTGAAAGAAGATGCATTAGTTTCTGAAGTATCACCTTTGGATGCAGAAGAAAAAGCTATGGAAGCATTAGATGATGAACCTACTGATGAAGTTCCTTTTGAATCAGATTCAGAAGAAACTGCTGGAGATGATGAACCACATCCCGCTCTCGTAGCAAGTATCGCACCTGAAGCTGAAGAAGATGCAATCGTATTAGCTGAACCAACAACATCAATCTTAGACGAAGTAACGGCATCGGAAGAAGTTCAACAAACTAACGATAAAGTAGTTACTCAACCTTTATTCGGTACACCGTTGAACAAACCTAACCGTAAACTATTTGGTTAATTAAATGCACCTATGTAAGATAGCGAAGATAGTGCTGCTATTTACGTTAATAGGTATGCCACTATCTATCGTCTTTGGAGGCGGAGCTGCCCTTGTATTAACTATTCTTATTGTAATCTATGCTTTTGAAAGCAATGATAAACATGATAAGAAAGAGTAGGGCACTCTGCCTTATAATATTTTTTTTTCAACAGTCATCACAGGAGATTTCTATGACTACAACAACTGAAGCACCACAAGTGCGTAAAACTCGTAAACCAGCTGAAAAACGTGGATTCACTGAAGTAGGTAAATTCTTTGCTAAAGTACGTATTGACTTAGGCATTACATCTGAAGAGTGGGCGAAACAATTAGGTGTTTCTAACACTTACGTACACAACGTTGAACGTGGTAACAAAGAATTTGATTTAGTATTTGTACGTAAAGTATTTGCGGTTATCACTGCTGAACACTACTTAGGTTTTGCTGAACTCGTAGCACAAAAATTAGGTGTATTGGTTATCCCTTCTTCTGCAACATCAGAACAAATTAGCCATGCATTCAGTATTTTAAATACACCAGCAAGTCAATTAGTAGAAGTGCATGCAGGTAAACCATCTGAAGCATAATCGACTTAAAAATTGATTAGCAAATTAAGCCCCCTGTTGGGGGCTTTCCTTAAATATAAATTATTGTTAGAATATTTTTCCGAAGGGTATTGACCCTTCCAGAAAGTATTTTATAATACAGCTCATTCAACAGCCTTGTTGATGATAAGAAAGACCAGTTCCTAGTCTGGATAAAACTAGGACTCTTTAGGAATGGTAGGTTTCCTTAATCAAATAAATTTGACTCTATTTGAAGCCTCTTACTCCTACCATTCACTAAAGAGTAATGAACATTTTTTCAACCCAAGTGAAATGATGCAAGAAGAACCCACAAGGCGTTCATTACTCTTTCTATGACCTTATCGTCTAGTGGTTAGGACATCAGATTTTCATTCTGGGAACCAGAGTTCAATTCTCTGTAAGGTCGCCAATTTGATTCTTTTGTGTGTCTAGTTCACTGGCTCTAGTTAAAAGTCAGTACCTTTCTTGAACCAGTCTGTTTTACTTTGTTCATACCCTGTAGGTTTTTCTGATTTTCCTCTATAGGTCTCCTTTTTCAGACTGGTTCCAGAAGTGTTAGACTTCAATTCGTTTTTCATGTATAAGTAACCAAAATCCCTAGTGTAAAAGCTAGGGATTTTTTATTGAGGTTTATATGAACAAAAAATTATTATCCGCTTTAGCGGTTGCTGCAGTTGCATTAATATTAAATGCTTGTTCAGATGCATCATTTGATAAAGCTTTACGCTGGAATAACCAAGCATCTATTCTTTGTTATTCTAATGGTCAAGTTACTTTAGATGATACATCTACCGGTCGAGTTGAAATAAACGAAAATGGTATTGGCTTCTACTATCGTAGTGCTAAAACCAAAGGTTTAGTTCAAGTAGTCCGTAGTGATTGCGTTATCAGAGAATTATAAAAAAAGCCCCAGTTAAGGGGCTTATTCTATTATCCAAAGACTTGTCCAATCCAATGAGTCTTAAATCCTTCCCATAAATTACTTGGGTCAGTTTGGTATCTCAATGAACCATCGAACAGTAAATTCTGTGCTGGTACAACTTGGTTTGTTCCAAGTACTTTAGCACCAGAATACACTGCTGCACTTCGTAAGAAGTTACGTCTTAAATTACGTAAGAAGATTTTCTGAATACCTAACTTATAAGATAAGAACCAAGTTAAACCTACCTTATTAGTCCAGTCAAACATACGTCCTCTATTTAAACCATAGTTAATAAATTCATCACGAATTACATTCAATGCACGGTCAGAATTAAACTGTCTATTTTTAGTTAAATGTTTATAGAGAGCATATTTAGCAACAAAATCACCATAGTCCAAAGTAGCATTCATAAATGCATGTGTTGTACTACCTTCCTGAATCATTATGTTACCCCAAGCTTTACCAAATTTAGTTTGTTTAAATCTATTAAAACCTAGTTTACGTTGTGCAGTATTAATTAAACCATAAGGGTCATTTTCATCTACACCAGATGCAGAAGAGATGTTTGTTAAGATACCTTCGTTTACCAATGGTAATACTGGGTTATTCTCAAGAGCTTTCTCTAACATCTTCATTTCTAATTCATATTTAGCTTTTTCTTTAGCATTATCAGTAATAGAGATTAAATGTCTTAACTCAAGAGTACGATTGTAATCTTTATTGTATTTACGAACATTAATGAAACCATCACGCATAAGTGTTGGAATTTCAGTTAATGGTACACCTGTATTCCATAAGTGAATTAAGTTGGAAACCATGTTACCTAAAGCAACTACACCACTACGTGTTAAAATAAAATCTTTAGATAAACTTGCAACTTCACCTACCATACGTTCAGTACGTTTCATAAACTTAACTGGATTACCACCATATAATTTAACCAAAGTACCAATAGTAGAACGAATCATTTTTTGTACTGGTTCAGGTAAACCAGATTTACCAGTAAACACATCAGTCCAAGAAGCTTGACTATAACCTAATAAGTTATCAACTTCAGTACGTTCAATATATAAACCACCTTTCAACTCAATATGTTTACGAGTAGATGCAGGTAAGCTACGGTAAATACTATTCACACGATTAGCAAACTCAATATCAGCTTGGCTATTACCTTTCGGTTTATATTTACCATCAATTAAGATAAAGCGATTACCTTGTCCTAATTGTTTTTTCTTATCATATTCTGCAAGAAGCATATCTACATAAGTCTTATTATTTACTTCAGTAGCAAGTTCCTCAGTAATACGACCTTTAACGTTACCAATAGCATCAATACCATTTTCATAAGTTTCAACTAAATCATCTTCTAATGATTTAGGTAGAGCTGTTGAATAACCTACAATTAAACCAGAGTTATCAATGATGGTTCGTCTTGATGTTTTCTCTTCTAACTTATCATAGTACTTAGCATCTTTTAAAGCAGGGTGATTACTTAAATCAACACTATCTGCTTCTACCACACTATCAAAACTATGCAGTGGAGTATAAGATTTTACATCCATACCACGAATAGAATGTTCAGTCATATTAAACACACCAGTAGTAAAACGATTACTTGGATTTTCATTTGTAAACCAAACTTCATCACCGTTAGGTAAAGTTTCTTTTAACTCATAACCTAAACTTTGAATATGGTTCACATCATCCTGCCAACCTTTCACACCTTTATTAATAATTTTGATGTCTTTGTATGGATTACGTTTATTCATTACGTGTCCATCAAAACCAGCATAACTATCTTCACCATAGATTTCTAATTCATTTTCGACAGTATCCATCGAATCCATCATCGCACGGAATGCTTTGGTTTCATTACGATAGAGTTCCGCCAATGTATCCAAATCTTGTTGGTCATGATGGTTCAAGCTATGTAAAGTAACTAACTGCTCTACATATTTACGTAACGCTTTAGTATTTTGTTCAGCAGTAGTCTTAGTTGCTACACCTGAAATTGGAATTAGAGAACTAATTACTTTAGCATTAGGTAAGATATTAGATTCGTATTTACCATGTTGAACTTTGGCTTCACGATTTACAACCCAATCACCTAACCCACGAGTCTGCCAACGAATGAAATTCTCAATCTGAATTTTCTGTTTGCCAGTGTAACCTAATTTATCTAGCTCATTTGCGATATTAGCCTCTGCCTGAGCGATTTCAATGTCACGGGCAGTAGAACTATCAAGTAAGTCTGCAACGTTCGTTGTGAGGCTTCCTAGACGGTTTAATTGTGATGGCATTAAAACTTTATCAAGTGCAACTTCATGGCTATCGTTTAAGTCTTTAAACTGTTGTCTAATAGACTCCGGAATAATAGTAGATAAACGTTCACGGATAATCGCATTCAACTGAGAAGCTTCACCTTTCAATTTAGCACTATATTGTGTTGCACTGTCTTGACCTACAATCCATGAACCAATCTTAGAAAGTGCGGTATTACGACCATGTAATTCTTCATGGTTTCGAATAGCCGTACGAACTAATTGACCAATCATACTATCTTGACCTGCTCCAGACGGTAAGTAATCTTTACCTGTTAATAAGTCAGAAGATGCAGCCAGTACAGTTGCTAATGGTTGAGGTAATTCATCAGAAAGTTTATTCAAGGTTTCTTGAATTGGAATTAAATCCTGAGCTTTCTGAATTTCACTATCTACAATCATTTTTTGCATCTCTGCACTTTGAATAGAGAGCTTATTATAGTGAGTTAAAGCTACCTGTAAGCGTTCTAAACTTGGTAAGTGTTTCTCTTCTGCTGTTAAACCAGTGAAGTCAAACATATCACCTACTTTCTCAGATAGAGATTCAAGTTTAGCTTTAGTTTTGGTTTGACCTTTGGTTTTCGCAGGGCTACTTAAACTACCTTTCACACTAGAGCTAAGTGTCATTAAAGCTAACATTAATGAACCAGTATCTAAAGGTGATTTATTTACTGCAGTAATAATATTATCCGGTACATTTGGTAACTGTTCTTGAACTGCACGAGAAACATATTTTGCAATATCTTCTTTAGTTGTATTACCGATAGTATTTAATTTGTAAGCTAATACAATATCATTCTCTTCATCTAAAGAAATACGGTAACCTTTACCACGTAACTTCGCTATCACATCACTAACTTGTTTGTTAATTTTAGTATCTACAAGAGTCATTGCTTGGTCAAAATACTGTAATTCGCCATTACGAGATTCACGTAACTTAGTTACAGCTTTCTTAGCACCTTCACGGAATAACAAGTTAGTTTTGCCGATAGGACGAATACTTGTAGTATTCATACTAAATTGAGGCATACTTTCTTGGTTCGCTTCTTCCAATGCCCGATTAATACGAGCAGTACGGTTCACATCAGATAATGCATTATATGCTTGGTTTCTACTTGCTTGTACACCTACAAAATTTAATTCAGTAGTATATGGTTTACTGTATTGATTAAATGCTGTTACGCTTTCTAACATTGCATCCATCATAGATACATCTTCAGGTGTACTATCTTCTTGAATACCAAATAGACTACGTAAACCAGAACGAATTGATTTGTATAAATCTTTCACTGCTTCAGCAATATTACTTAACCAAGAAGCTTCTTTATGTACTGATAATTCACGAGCAGTATCTGAGTCAGTCAATGAGTAAGCTAACATTTCATGTAGAGTACCAGCACGAGCAGCAACTAACATATCAGGTGTAAAACCTTCAGGTAAATTAGATTCATTTAACTCTTGGAAGAAGTAAATGAAGTTTGCTACGTTAGCTACTTTGTTTGATAAACCATCTGTCATACCTTCATGAATAGTTGAGTAGTGATGACGTTTATCAACATCAGTACGTAAACCATTAAGCTTATCTTGTACTGCTTCAAGGTTTTGGTTTTTACTTACAAATTTTTCAATGTTTGCAAATAAACGACCTTGAAAATCTTTTAACTTCGCTGCTAATTCAGGATTATCTTGTTCAATCTGATTTTGAAAATCAGGTGCAATAGAGTAATTAACCAAGTTATTTACTACTGCGTGAACACCTTCATGAGCAAAGACAGTCATCATATCGCCTTTAGTCGTGCTATCAGTATTTAGATACATAAACTGTAATACAGACGGTACACTATCTTTAGTTGGTTTCTCGTCAACCATAGTTAATGCTACGTGAACACCAGAACCTTCACGATAAAGATTATCTGCATCTACTAACATTTTGATACTTTCAGCACGGTCTTTAGCACCTTCAAGTTTTTTACCTTCTGGAATTAACTGTTTTGCTACAGCTTCATTTAAGTGAGTTACTACCGGTGTATCTTGTAATAGAGTTGATACTGCTTTCACTACACGTGTAACTGGAGTATCCACATTCATGTAATCTTCGAATGCTTTTTGCATATCGTTTACTGAATACACAGTATCTTTACTATTAGCTTTTAATGCTTGAGTACCTTTAGTAATGTATGGTTTATGAAGTTTAGATTTCACTGCTTCATATTTCTTATTGTACTCTTTCTGAATTTTCTCATCTTGAGCCAAGAAATCAGCCAACATTGAGCTATCGGTTAAGAAATTAAAGTTAGCAAAAGCATCTGAACCAAAGTTATTAATTACATAGTCTTTAAAGCGTTTACCAGTAGAACTTAATTTCTCTGGATTAGCGAAGAAACCTCTATTACCACCAGCAAATTGGTTAATGATTACAGGTAATTCTGTTGCTTCAATATGTTTAAGAGCACGAGTACTTGCTACACGATGGATGTAAGTTTTTAACACATTGTTGTAAACACCGTACATACGGTCAAGTGTATTACGAGATGCTTTAACATCTTCACCAATGAATGACATACCTGCAAAACTTGGATATTCTGGATTACTTGGTTCTTTACCTAAAGTAAGCTCATCAGAATCGTTATACACAGCATCTGTAAACGCTTCAGCAAGTTTAGACTTAAAGGTATTTAATGTTTTAGACTGAGCATTAAGTGATGCATTATCTAACTTGTCAGTGAGTTCAACTTTACTATTTTCTAATTGCATTTGAACCAATGCTGAAACTGCCATAATGTATTTAGCATCTGCACGAGAAAGTTTATTACTGTAAGCGTATCCGGCAATAGCTTGGAAGTCTAAATTACCTGCTGATAAATATGTACGAAAGCCTTTAGATAACTGTTGAGTATTCTCTAAGACATCAGCAATGCCACTCTTAGTAAACTTATCATAGAAGTTATTTAGGATAGATGTTTCTAAATGAACTTTATTGGTTTGTTCATTAGCAATTTGTCCTAATAAATCTCTAAAGTAAAGTAAACCATCAATACCATCGAATACATTCAATGATGTAATACCAGATAAAGTTTCCATCAAACGTTCAGCTAATGTAGCCTGAGTTTTAGACTCTGTACTTGGAATGGTTCCAGTAGCATTAGCAGCACCTGCAGCTACATATCTACGATAGCTACGCATTAATTGAGTAGTTACGTTATGTGCCCAACCACCACGAGTATTAGCAATATTTGAGTTTACAGTAGAACGTTCATCCACATCATAAGAACCATGTTTAACAAGAGAGTTACCCATGTTAAATACATCTTCAAATAACACACTGTCAGCATTGAATGCTGTTGCAATTACCGGTGCAGAAGTAATGGTACTAATCACATCACGAATCTCTTTACGAGATAATGGACTATGATTACGTGGGTCATTGATAGCATATTTACGTTTCTCATTACGAGCTTTACTAGCCTGTTCAACTTTATCTTTGAACTCTTCAGTAAAGTTAGCGAATGCAATATCATCTTGAGCCATAGCAAAGTTAAGCATTGCAAATTCATCAATATAAGAATCTTGAACTGCATTACGTAATTCATTTGCTAAACCATCTTTAAGAGCATTAATAAACTGACGCTTATTAGAATTCAAACGACTAATATTCTTATCTAAGATGGCTTTAGTCATTTCAAATTCAGACTCTTCATTAGTACCTTCTGGTAATTGATTAGAGAATTCAATACCTAATGTTTTAAATGAATCTTCTAATTCAGTTAGCATTGGTTTAATTTGGTCTAATAAAGCTTCTTTATCTGCTTTAGATTCTGCTTTATCAGCTTCAAGAGCTAAACCAATAATCTTATCAGCTTTCTTAATAAGATTACCTTTAGTATCACCAAACAACTGAGAAGCAATACCTTCTAATTGACCACCATACACAGTAGGTGTAACACCTGCTTTAGCTAAATTACGTTTAATATTAATTAAGTAATCTTTCGGTAAAGCAATATTCTTGAATGGTTCATACATAAGGTCAGTAATTGGTTTATTATCTGCACCTGTAACCATGCCAGTCATGTGTAACTGAGCGATAAATTGAAGACTATTTTTAATGTCTGCTGGTAGTTTCTGTTTAAAGTTTTTACTACGAAGTTGATTATTGAAATCTCTGAAAGTGAGGTTATTTAAATCAATTTTATTCTTCGCTGCAAAGTCTTTTAAAGCACCCATTGCATTATTGGCAGTGATACTTAACTTATCTGCAATTACCTCGTAAATATCACGTAATTGCTCATCTTCTCCATTATTATTTTGAGTTGGGGTAAACATACCAGCCGAACCTTCAAATTCATCACGGAGCTGTTCTTGAGCTTTTTTACTTAAACGTTTCACAGAGATTTGAGATAACACATCCATTGTTACCATACCAGTACGTTTTAAGGTATCAAAGTATGCTTTACTGAATTTCACTGCAAACTGACGAGTAATATTATGTAAACCATTACCGATACCATCTGCTTCTAAAAGTAAAGAAGTACTAAATTTGGTTCTTCCAGTTTTCTTAGCAAGCTTATCTTTGTTGGTTCCACGATATTTAAAGTTTGCCCATGACTGAATTGCATTCATAGCACGAGGTGCACCATTACCTAATTCTGAACCAAACTCTTTAAGAAGAGCTTTGTCTTCATCAGTTAGTAGATACTCTTGGTTTTGCTCACCAGCTTGTTGCATTGCCCATACTAAGTCTGTCATACGATATAACATGCTTTCTGGGTCATCGAGAGCTTCTTGAACATCAGTGAAAATTTTATCTGATTTAGTTTTCTCAATCTTACCAATATCTAAACCTTGATTAAGAGCCAATAAGAAACCAACTGCAAAATTACGAGATTTAGTTTTTAGACGACCTTTGGCTACATCAATAAGACTTGCCATGGTTCTTGGTTCACCTTTATTACCGAACTTAGAACGACCACTGATATCAACATCTAACTTCATTTCACCTGTAATAGTGCCATCTTGTTCATTGATGTCTGATTGAACCAAACGTAACATTTCACGAATAATCTTGTTAGATTGAGGGTTCATATCAGCTTTCAACATAGTACGCATATTAGGTACAAAATGATGGTTAAATTGGAACATCATATCGTCTTCTGACAATCCTTGCTCTTTTGCTTGGTTCACAAATTTATTTAGTAAACCAATAGCACGAGTAATACCATTATTTTTACTGCGAATAGCTTTCTTCGTTGCTTCTGACACTGGCATATTATCTACATCAGCTTCGTAACCAAAGGCTAATTGAAGAGCTTCTGGATTATTTTGAAGTAAATTAAATAACGATGCATTCAACGCATAGCTAACATTGTTCATGTGAGCAATCGCAGAATCTAATTCTGGATTATCAGTGTTAGTAATATCATTACGGGTAGTCGATTTAGCTACTTTACCTTGAACTTTGGCTTTAGTACCAATACGACCTGAAAGTGAACTGATACGTACACCTGTGTTCTCATTATCAGTAGTACCGAATACTGATTCAGCATGTTCGTTAGTTAAGTTTTTAGCTACTAATGCTGTTGCTTTCAACATAGGATGTTTATTCAAGTAAGCTGTAGCTTGTTCTTGTGACATACCATCTAAATCAATATTAGAAATAAATGATTCTAATGCATTATTACTTTCAGATTCTTTATCTTCAAGGTTAAGTTTAAAGTTTACATACGGAATTGTTTTCTTGGTTTCTTGACCATTATCTTTAATAGATAATTCTACATTATGAGCTGTCAACAAACCTTGATTCATCATTGCATTGTAAAGCTCTAAACCAAGAGAATATTGTAAACCTTTAGCAATATCTTCAGAGTATTCTTTAGAACCTTTATTGATTGTTAAACCAAGTTGTTCAATTACTTTGTCACCTAACATTTCAATAAAATCATTACGAGTAATACCTAAATCACTGTAATGGTCTAAAGTAACTGGGTCTTTATTTACACTGCTATGTGTAGAACCAAGCATTTCAGCATTAGTACTTTCATAGATTAATGGGTCACCTTCAGCACCTAAATCAGTATGCCAGTAGTCTTCATATTGACTATCTTTACCGAATGCTAAATCACGATAGTTTGCCATTGCCAATGCTTGAGCTTTGGTAAATGCTAACTGTACTTCTGCAGGAACAACAGCTTTAACTACACCACCTTGTTCTTCCATTGAAACCAAGTTTAATAAACCATTAGTTAAATGGAATTTACCTAACTTAGAAGAATAATTAGGATTGAAAATACTAATTGGTTTACGGAAGTAAGCACGGATATTCTTAGCAATAGGAACCAATGCTTCACCAATTGGATTATCTTTACCTAAACTATCTTTAGTTGGGTTGAACATGAAGTCATCTGCAACTTGTTTAGATTGAATTTCTTTTTTATCAGTAATCGCATCTAATAAGTTTACTGTTGGGTCATAACCTTTACGATTCATTTCCACCATTGCAGACATAGGAATACGATACTCAACTTCACCTTTAGAAGTATTTAATGTAAGTACTGTATCTGTTTCAGGACTATCAAATTCAGTTAATTCATTGCCTAAATTCTTAGCCCATTGGTCACGAATTTCATCGAAAGCCATTGCTACTTTGTCAGCAATATATGGTTGAGAAACTGCCATACGCTCTGTAAGCTGCATAGATTTGTCAGCAAACTGATAAGTACTGTTATCTAAGTTATTATTCTCTTCGGTTGTATCCGGAGTTTCTTGTACTTCTGTTTGAACTTCTGGTTTAAAATCTTTTAATTCAGAACGAACTTCCATTAATAAACGAGGGAATGCTTCGCCCCAGTGACCTTTATCCATTGTATGTGTCAATGTTTTATCACCAGTTGCTAATAACTTCTCTAAAGCTTTTGGATTAGCTTTAAATGAAGCCAACATACCTTCTTTCATTACCTGTTCAGAAATCTTAGGATTTACTGGTTTAGTACCTTTTGGTTTAAGAGCTGTTGAGCGGTAAGCGTTTTTATCAAAGAAACCAGATTTCCAAGTTTGGTAGTAATGTTCCACCGAACGGTAAGGACGTACAGTTGAACCATTACGGTCTTTCATTTCAAATGCACGAGGTGCAAGATTAGATAAGTCTTTATTTTTACCATCTGCCCACGAAATATCTACTGTATCACCGGTGTTGGTTTCATTATTGCTTTGCTGTGGTTGTTCATTCACTGCACCTTTTTCTTGTGCGAATAGAGCTTCCATTTCAGCGATAGTTGCATCAGCATTAGGATGAACCACAGTATCAACAAACTTCGTTTTATCGTTCTTGTCAGGGGCTTTATAGCTCTCTAATGAACGTGTACCGACTAATGCCGGCTTAGAAGTTAATTGCGGACGGGATGTAGGCTTCCATTTACCATTTTGTAGAGTATGCCATTGAGCCGTTGTAGGGTCTAAAACATAAACAGGAATACCTTTCGCTAAACCAAGACGAATAGCTGTATTGGTTCCAGAGCGAATTAGCATGCCTTTGTTGATACCATTTACTGCAAATACACCATCAGCATCTACAACTTGCAGAGCATTACGTAACTGTAAAGCTTTACCTTGATTTTGAGGATTAGCTTTAGCATCTTTGTATAATGCACGAACTTGTTGTTTGAAACTGTCAGATAATTTTTGAGCTTGTACTGCATTCGATACTGCATCAAGAAGAGCTTTTCCTTGATATTGTACGTATGTACCTTTGGAATTAGCTTTATTACGTTTAGTTACATAGTGAGTAATATTGTTATCAGCTACACCATGTTTTGCAGCAATACGTGACCAAATAGAATCTGCACCATAAGCCCCACCAGAGAATACTTGTTCTACAGTATGATGACCTTTAGGTTGTTCAGGTTGTTCTGTTTGATTAGTAGAATCAGTTTTAGCACCATTCTGTAAATCTAAACCAAGAATAGAATTACCAAGAGCAGTAAAGAAATTAGCTTCTGCTTTCACACGGTCTAAATAACGTTGAGCTTTATTTACGTGGCTCAAAGTAACATCTTCACCAGCTTGATTTTTCATTACATAATCATCGTCTTTAGGACGTAATGCACGGTTAGTTACTGTTACTGGTTTAGATGGGTCTTTCTTCAACTGTTCAATAGCCTGTGCTACACCAGCAATTTTACCTGCTTGAGATGCCATGAACTTAGTTAGTTTCATATAATCTACTTCAGTTAATTTACCACCGTTAGCTAATGCACGAGTTAAGTAATCCATCATACCAGCATTAGTACCACCAAACATTGTTTCAGTATATGCTTTGATATTGGTTCCAGATGGAATTGGTTTATCCACTAAACGTTTAAAGTTATCAACGATAGTTGCTAAATCTTTTGATTTAGTAGTAGTAGTCAACTGGTCTAACTGGTCTAAGATAGTACGAACTTGACCTTTAACAGTGTTAGCTTCATTAATGTTTTTAGGCATATTAGAAGCCAACGAAGCACTAAAGCTTGCAATGTTAGATGCAATCTGTAAAGTTTGTTTACGAGCTTCTTCTGGGTCAGTTGTTTTACGGATACTATCAATTAATTTAGTATTATCTTTAACAGCTTTATTGAATGCTTGGGTAGGGGACATAGAGAATTGTCCTGAACCAAGAATATCAGCTGCAGTGATTTTACTATCGCTTGTAACAGTATCACGAGTAGTACCATCAAGAATTTGATATAACGTACTTTCACGTAAACCAGATACTTTCTCTTCAGTATCTAATAAACTTTCATAGTCATCCCATAATTTATCCATTGTAGTTGCAGAAGCATTATTAGCTTGAGCTTCATTGATTTCCTGCATCTTGTCACGGAATGAATCTACGTTTTGAAGTAAGTCATTGTTAAGAGCTAAATGTAATTCATTGAGTGTTTGCCCAATAGATTTAGCTTGTTTCTGTAACTCAGTAGCTTTCTTCTCATCACCTAATGCCGCAGCTTTTTCAGACTCTTGTAATAGAGCCATACGATGTGCATTAAGTTGTTTTAATGAACCAGTATAATCAGTAGAGTCACTAAAGAATTTACTGTAGTTATCGTCATTTTTTAAAGCATCAGCGACAGTGTTGTAAGCTTTACCGAAGTTAGTTTCAGAGAATTTTTTACCGGTGAAAGATTTAGATTCACCATCTTCTGAACCAAGAGCAGTAGTTACAGCTTCATTAGAACGTTCATTAAGTTTCTTCTCTTGACGTGCAGTTACTTTAGATAAACCTTTTTCAATACCAGATTTTAATCCCATAGGAACACTGGTAATTGCAGTGGTTGTACCAGCTGCTAATGCACCCATTACTGCAGATTTACCTGCATCTTTAAATGTACCTACAAGTTTTTCACCAGATTCTTTATTTGCAGCAATATTACCTGCAACAACAGAACCACCTTCAGTAGTTGCTTCTTCACCTGCATTAACACCAGCTGCAGCTAATTTCTTAGTAATACCTTTGGTTTTACCTAAGAGCATATTGGCTTCAACTTGAGAACCAAGAACACCAGCTAATGCTGATACAGCACCTGCTGCCGCATAACCTTTAGTACCTGCTTTATCTGCTAATTTGGTTTGAATTTCTTTGTCAGATAATTCTGGATTAGCTTCTTTTAAGTCTTTAAAACCTTGAGTTTGTTTTAAGGTTTCAAGTGGAGCATCCATAATAGCTTGTGAAGCAGTTTGATAACCTTGAGGTGCATTCTGTAATGCATTATTAGCAGAACCAAATACACCGGTACCAATACGTGTTTGATGCTCAATCTGTTTATTAACTTGTTTTTGTGTTTCAGCTAAGAAATCTTTTTTACTATCAGCTACAGCTTTCTCTACAAAGTCTTTGGCTTCAGTTGATTTCAATCCTTTAGCCATTGCTTTTTCAGTAGCTTCTTCACGAATCTGTTGAGCCATTTCTTTTTCAAATTTCTCAGCAGATTTTTCCATAACTTTTTTACCAGTAGCTTTAGCACCTTTCATAATTAAACCACCGGCAATTAAATCGGTAGCAATATCAGGTGCAAATTGAACAGCTTCTTTAGTAATTTGATATGGGTTATCTAATAAGTTTTTAGTAGCTTCTTTGGTCTTAGCCCATTCAGCTTTATTCTCTGCTTCAGTGTCAGTGTCATTTACTTCTTTGGCTTGTAAATAAGCTTGACGAGCAACACGGTCTTCTCGTTGAGCATCTGCTTGAGCACGTGCATCAGAAGCTTTACCACCAGAAGTTTGCATATCATCTGCATAGTCTTGAATGGATTTAGATAAACCATTGTTTAATGCATCTACACGGTCTGCACCAGATTTAGTAGCCATATTGAATGCATCGACAACACCACCAATATTTTCACCGATACCTGCAACCATAGCTGAACCAAAGTTACCAAGACTAAATGCAGTATCATCTGATTCACGGTTAGACACAGATGAATCCACAACAGATTGGTTATACTGTTGTTTCTGTTGCATGATGTAATTTAGTAATTCAGGATGGTCTTGATACTTAGCTTGTACTACTTCAACAGGTGAATTCAGAATATCACGTTCTAATTCCAAGTCTTTATGAGCCATAGACGGATTGTTTACCAATAGTTGATGGTTCGCAATACGTTCTGCATCAGTAGCCTCAGTTTGGAATTTATTAAGTGCAGCTCGTTCTTCACGTACTTTATTAGGGTCTTCACCTTGAGTAATACGGCGAGCATCTTCTAATTGAGCTTGTTGAGCTTGTTCATCACCTAGACGGGCTTTCATCTTTTGAGAAGCATCTAATGCACGAGCAGTACTACGTTCTTGTGCAGTGGCTTCTAATGGACGATTACGTATAGCTTGGTTCTGAATAATACGTTCAGGAACAGTCATTCCATTCACCTGATTGTATGCATCAGTAGCTTCTACACGTTGGTTCATTGGATTGGTATAAGACTGGTACACATTTTCTTCAACAGCTTGCTGTGCTTGCTGATAAATATCAGGTGTAGTAGTCTGGAGGTTAAGCTGTCCTTCCGCAGCTGGATACTGCCCTTGAGCAGCTCGTAAATAAGGATTATAAGTCATAAAAAATACCTCTGTGAAAAGTCCAGAGGTATTGTATCTAATATAAAACTAAAAGCCTATTTTTTCTTTCGGTCTTGGAATGGTTTTAACATTTTTTCCAAACGGGCAATCTGTTCTGCCGTACCATTTTTATAAACATTAACCACATCACGAGGTACAGAAGTTCCGTTTAAATCACCATTAATGATTTTCTTACGAATTTCTTCTCGTTGTAATTTAATAGTCATAATAGCATCTTGTCTGGAATAGTTATCCCCGAAGTATTTTTTAAATGGTTCACCATAAGCATCAACTTCAGGAATTTCATCATCCTTGTATTCCTTCTCTGCCGGATACACCCATTTCTCAAGGGCATTTAAGCTTGTTTCTGCTTTCTGTTCTTGAGCTTGTGTACGAGGGCGTGAACCAGTAATACTATTCAGATTTAATCCCATTGCATTGTAACCAGCTAATACAGCTTCTTCATCAGACTTATAGTTAGGTCGATTAACTAAGAGCCAATCTTCTAACTGAGCATTGAGAAGTCGATTAGACTGAATACTTTCAAGACGTTTTTTATCTGCTAAGTACTGTTGTTTTTGTTCAGCAATAGCATCACGGTCATCTACAAGTTTCTTCATATTACGTTTGAAATCTGAAGCATTAACTTCACCATCTGCATGGTCAAACATCTTACGAGCTACAGAATAAACAGCTACTGGGTCAGCACCATCATCAATAGCCTTTTCAACAGTAGAGCGTAAACCAAGTGATTCAAACCACTTACCGGAATCAAGAGTACCTTGAGTTTTGTAATCACTTGCTAATAAGTCAAATAGTTTTTGTTTATTGGCTTCTTTAACATTTTGAGATGTACTATTGGTTAGTTTAATGGTTTCACCATTTTTAGTTTTAACAGAAACACCATCACCACTAATTACACCTAAACCAAGATACTTATAATCAGCACCATTCTTACCGGCAATATATTTACCTTCTAGAGCATTATTTAAAGTATCGTTAGTGGTACTAATACTTTCTTTAGCAGTCTTACGTTCAACAGAATCTTTACCACCTTGTTCAAACTGTTCACGAATACGTTGTTGTAACGCACCACCAGTAGCAGTATTAAGTGCATCGAATTGTTTTACTAAATCTGGTTTAGCAACTACAGCTTTAGCAAATTCATCCCATGTACTATACTTACTTGCCATATCAAATACTTCACCAATAGCTTTACTATCACCACCTTTCCATCTATCAAGATTAAGTTGGTTTTGATATTCATCTACTTTTTGGTTTGCTGTCTGACCTGCTTTCATTGCACCCCAGATTGAAGTATCTTTGTCTGCAATATCTTTACCAGCTTGGTTCAAGTAGTAATCATAAAGTTGTTCATCATTCATTGATGAAGGGTCTTCCGCAGCTTCAGGAATATTCGGTTGAGTACTTGCTAAAGCAGTTTGAGCTACACGTTGAGCCACAGTATTAGCTGAGTCTTCTGAACTTTGGTTCTGAGCCAGTACAGAACGTGCAGATGCAACACCTTTTGATGTTGGTTCAGTTACTGTACTCTCATCTTTTTTTGTTTCTTGTGAAGCTCTGCTTAATGTACTTTCTGCAGGGGAAACATCCTTAGTATTAAGATTGTAAACACGTTTCCAAGTATCAAATGAGTTATGAGCAGATGCTTGGTTAGCTTTAGCCAAAGCAAGATTCTGAGCTAATTTAGCTTCTTCTGCTTTATAAGATTCATAACCAAGACTATTAGGATTATCCCAACCCGGAATAGATGCCATCTTAGCTTGGAATGCTGCCATTGCTTGTTCAGCATTGAATACATCCATATTGCTTTTATTGATACTGTCTTGAGCAGATAATACTTTTTCAGCACCAGATACATTCTTATCAAAGGTATCTTTAGTAAGCTCATAACCAGTCTTAGCCATAGTAGCACTGGTAGCTTTACCACCGATTTCAGTACGTTTAGCTAACAAGGCATTATAAGTAGCAGTATCACCTCTTGCCAATGCATCATTAATTTTAGCATCTAAGACACGCACATCACCGTTGTAGTCTTTAGCAGTATCTAAATGAAGTGCTCGATTATAGACATTTTGAGCCAAGTTATCTTGAGCTTGGTTCACTTTATCCATATCAACATACCAACCAAGATTATTTCGTAAATTCTGGTTATCTGTTGCACCTGATGCAATAAACTTCTCGTAGTCTTCTTGAGATGTAATACGACCCATACGATTAAGGATTGCTTGGGTATTTTCATCTCGAATCCGTCTATTGTTTTGAGCATCACCTTCCTGCATTGTTAAAGCAAAATCAGAAAGGTTTTGTCCGATACCGGCAATTTCCCCTCTAAATGCTTTATTAGCAGTTAAATAATTTGATAGAGCACTATTAGCACCGCTATCATTGACGTTAGTCCATTTTAATTCAGCCATGTTTAACCTCTGAATTTAACTGAATAATTCTGCCAACCACCATGTTGTTGACCTAATTGTGCAAATTGTTGTGAATAGCTATTAGCTTTATTGACCCAGAGATTAGTAAAATCACGGGCTAACATACCTTCCATACCACCATTAGCTTTAATAATATTCTTATTAATCCAATCAACTGATTTACCTTTCCATTGACTTGTTTTCTGCAACGCTTCAGCTGCAGTTAAGTTTGGATTTTTTAGTAATGCTGTTGCACCACCTAAACCTTGTTGATGAGCCAAGTAAGCAACACCAGCATCCCATTGATTGATACCTTGTTTACTTAGATATGCTTGATTAGCTTTATTAAGCTTAATGGTTTCTTGAATATTATAACGTGGGTCTGCCCAATTACCATGAAGCTTTTTATTGATTTGCCCTAAACCACCATAACTACTGTTTTGAGCATTAGGGTCAAATTTAGATTCAATATAAGTTAAAGCCAGTAAATCATTAGGATTTAAACCAGCTTTATGAGCTTCTTCAATAATCATTGGAGCATGAGTTTGAAATAACCCTTCTTTATATTGAAGCTTGTATGGTTTAGTAAAGTTAATAGCTGTATTTGCAATCGTAGCTGCTGTTGCATGTGGAACAATATTTTGAGGGTTCTGTACCTGTAAATTATTATTCTGATAAATTGATTGCAGTGGTTGAGTCAGATAAGGCTGTTGTGGCTGTTCTACCTGTTGTTGAACGGGTTGCTGAACAACCCGTGTCATAGGTGATGCACCAACAGTATTTTCTATCTGTACCTGTTCAGGACGAGCCATAGTCTGATAGTTACTCTGAATCGCCTGCCATTGTAGATTAGCCATGCATACCTCTAGTAATCATCTTCCGCTTTTCGAGTTTGATATTCTGCACCTAATGCACGTTTAGCTGAACCAGACATACCAATATAACCACGACCTGATTGTTGATTACGTACATTGTTATTGAATGCTTTCGCTTGCATACGATAGTTCGCATGATTCAAACGTTTTTGGTCTTCAAACTGTTGTTGTGCTAACTTCTGAGCTTTATAACCTTGATATGCATTAAATAAACCAAATGCAGTATTCAAACCTAAACTACCCCATTCATAACCAGTTGCACCACCAAATGTTGTTTGACCATTAGTATTAATACCTTTATCGAACCAACCATTACCATTGGTTTGAGTCCAAGCACCATTACCTAAAGAAGTCATTTGAGTACCGTTAATATTAGTTACTGTACCAGCTGCAGCATAAGGACTGTTAGTTACTTGTGCAGGTTGAACTGCAGTAGTTTGTACTGGTTGTACAGGGTTAACATTACTTGCTGCAACTTGAGCCTCTACAATAGGTGCTGCAGGTTGAGTATAAGGTGATTGAACAGGTTGTACCGTATTAACGGGTGTACCTGCTACAGGTTGTTGTCCATATATAGGTTGCTTACCTACGAATGGAATATAACCCTTATTCGGGTCATAGCTTCCATAATAAGCAGGTGAGTATCCAATAACTTGTGGCATAGAGCCTCCTAACTAAGAGTGTTAAATGAAAAATCTAATGACCGTACTGGGTCAAAAGTTTCTGGGTCTAAATTAAGTTTCATATCAAAGAAATTTTGAATATACTCATACGATGCAGAATATTCATCTGGCATTGAGTTAGCAGTTAAAAAACTGTCTGGATTATACATTTTAAACCGTAATCTCAAATTAGACATAACTTCTTTTACATCGAAGTTTGGAGCATATTTTGCCATTTCTTCTTGTTGTTCACGTAAATTAGTCGCCGCTTTATTATAGCGTTCTTGTTCCTGTTCCGCTTGCTTTTGTATATCTTGCATTGCACTTTGGTTCATCTCATTCATTGCTTGAGTACCGGCAGTAAGCATTGTGGATACTACTTTAAAGCTCGTATTAAATGCTTCTGTTACCCCTTGAATTGCAGCCTCTTTAACTGTATCTATAAGAGTTTGCTGAGTTGTTTGTTGAGCCAACTGAGATGTAACTTGTGTAGCAGTTTGTTTGCCTACTTCTGATGCATACGGTAAAACTGATTGAGAATCTGGAGGTGAACCACCAAGCATGGATGCAGCAATCGCTACAACAATTAACACAATCATAGCAATAATACCGGTTAAACCAATAGCTTTAAGTAGAGGAACCAAAGCATATCTTACTGCTAAATTTACTACAACAGCAGTAACAACAGCTTGTACTACTGCTTGTGCTACAACGTTTAACGTCAGTGATGAACCACCGGAAGGAAGTGCTAATATTAGAGATACAACAAATAGAACCACTTGAGCTACTGTCATTACTGGTTTTAACCCTTTACGCTTACCTTTCCTTTCAGTACGCATAAAACCATAGTGTAATAAACTTCGTTGAGCAAAACGTTCTAACTCTGTACCGCCCATCTTACATAAAGTGCGGTAGTCTAAAGGTAAAATACCCCAATGAGATATAACATTGTAATGATGATGTTTCTTACTTTCTTTCCGAGAAATTTCATCCGTAGAGTTAGGGTTAGCTTTACCTTCTACGTATTTCTGTCTATTACGTTCATAGTGCAATCCTAAGTCATGGAATGCTCTACACCATCTGGTTTGCTCTGATAGTTTAGTTGTAAAAGATAAACCAGCAATAGCAATAACTGATAATTCAGTTGGTGATACTTGTTTTGCAATAAACGTATAATCGAAGTTACGGAAAGCTTCTGAAACACTATTACCATTTTCATAAATACCATTACCATTGTATTCTTGACCACCAATACAGTACTCAATACCATTCTTGGTTTTATGATGTTTATCAGTAGCTAATTCTCTAAAAGGTTCGATTAATGCCTGTAATTCTTCAATATTATTGATTGTTACGGGTTTACCTCTGAGAATATCATAGTATCTATGACTTCTGCGAATTCTACGAATATTACCTTGCATCTTAAACTTATTAATATAGAGCCAAGACATACCACCATAATCCATTGTAGATTGGTTTACCCATTCAAGTTTATTAACCTGAATTTGAGTTAAATCTGTAGCAGACTGGACAGTTGCATACCAGTTTTTAACTTGTTCTTGACGACCATATAAGTTATACAAACGATTAAAGAATGTATATAAGTAATGATGAGTTTCTTTGTTATTACTTGCAAAATTAACACCGGGCATCAATAACTGAGAAGCATATCTACCAGTCTTATAATAATCACCTTCAAAGTATTCACTAGCACTAAAGTTCACAGCTTCATAGTCAAAGTCCACATTAAGCAATTTAGCCATCTGATTAATATGACGTTTCAAAGCTTCATTAGACATTGGTTTACGCATGTGTTGAAGTTGTCTGGCTTTTACTTTACGTTTAGATGCTAAACCACGTTGAACCTTTCTTGAAATAGTTTTTGCTGTTTCATCATCTTTGGTTTTTTTAGATTCATTACGTTTATGTTTCTCTACACGTTTTTTATTCTTAGCTACATAAGGTTCACGTTTTTCATATTCATCCTCTTTAGCTAATTCATTTAAAGTTTTTACAGCTTTAGTAAACTTCTCAGGAACGATAGGTAAATCATAGTATTTCGCATGTCTTCCTTTAGTCCATTCACGTAAAGGAATATAAGGATAGAATTTGAACACTTTAGATGTATTAGAAGCCAGTACTGGTTTAGTAGGTGGTTTTGGTTTCTCATCTTTCATGACTTCAATTAAGTCAGGGTTATTGGCAGAACCATCTTCTTCAACATAGAAGAATTTCTCTATATCATAGCCAAGATAAGAAACCACAATCATTACTTGATATTCATAAGTAGTAGCTTCATGTTTATCTGCTGGTTTATTAATAGCTTTCAATGTTACATATTTTGTATAAATTAAAGCACCTGATAATGAACCAGATGTACTATCTTTTTCATTAACTTCAGCTGCTTTTTTACCATAAGGGTTTGTCCATTTATACGCTTCAGATACCCATGTACGTACACCAATATCATCCTCTGCTCTTGGATAGTTAGCAGGAATATCTTTTTCTACTAACGTTTCAGTTGCGTAGTCTTTTTCAACTTGAAGATTCTTAGGACGTTCTGAGTTTGTCCAATATGTAATACCTTTACTTGGTTTAACAGGAATAGTATCTACAGTGAGATAAGTACCATCTTCAGCTTGAGCTATAGCCCATTTATCACCTTGTTGTACAGGTGGTTGTAGAACTTCATAAGATTTACCATTGTATGATTTATGGAATTCATCTAAACCATACGTAGTCTGTACCCAATGTAAATAAGACATACCGAATTGTTTAAATTCAGTATCTTGATGGATAATCTCAAAACGAGTAGGCATAGGGGTAAGAACCCGTAATAGATTATTTGTGATGCGTAAAACACTTCTATCTACATCTTTAGCACGGTCTAAACGCCAATCCCAGTTACGATTACCAAAACGGATAGTACTGTACTGGTAATAACGTTTAAGGTTATTTCCTTTACCATGTTGAATTGAATCCACTACGTATGAACCAATATCAGTATTTTGAGCTACTGCAGCGGCAGCATACGTATTAATTGGGTCAGGTAAGTAATCAGATTGCTCAAGAGAGAATTGATTAAAATAGTGGAAATAACGAGTACTACGGAAAAAAGACCCACCGAAGAAACCAAGTGGGTCAGTGAATAGTTTAAAGATGTTTACATCCCAACGACCAATAATATGACGTAATAGTTGATATGCACCTGCTACAACTACACCTGCACCTAAACCAAATAGAGCTGTAACTAATACAGTATCTACAACACCGGTAATAGCAATAGCTTTATCAACATTTTTATTTACTAATTTCTCTACGAAAGACCCTTCTTTCAAAGGGTCATGTTGATTAGGGTCAAGCCCAGAATCTTTATTCAATTCTATGGGTTTAGCATCTGGGTCAACATCATATACTGGTTTAGCCATTATTTATATCCTTTGGTATTTGTCGCTTTATCCACATAGGAGTTGTTACTTGAAGCAGTAGGAACTGTAGCATCCATTTCACCATCAGTGAGATAATCAGCATAGCCTTGAGGCATTTTGAATACATCATTAGGCATTTCAAAATATTTAGTTGCCATCCAGTTAATTGCACGGTCAAGACCCAATGCATTGAATGCGTTAGGTGATAACGTTGCAATATCAGCTGTTTTCTTAGCACTCCAACCAGATTGTAATTGGTTCAAGAAGTTGTTCATAGCAGACTTATCAAAGCCAGCAGCTTGAGCTTTATTAACACGGATTTGAGCACCAATTACACCACCAATAGGTTTACCGTTAATAGTGTCAGAATATTGAGCACGAGCAACCTTAATTTGTTCTTGAAGTGCGGTAATATTTGCATATTGACTCGCCACTTGAGATTTAATAAGAGCCATTTGCTCTTTATCTTTAAGAAGTTGTTGTGCTTGTAATTTAAGTTGAGCACGCATTTGAATAAGCTGTGCTTCTTTAATTTTAATATCTTTAAGACTATTTTGAACTTGACTATTAAGTAATTTAGTTTGTTGTTTAGCTTGTGCAATAGTTTCAGCTTTAACTTGATTCTCAAGTTGTGAACCAGTAACTTGTTCTTGTTTAAGTTTACGGTCAAATTCAGTTTGAGCCAGTTGTTCTACTGCCATTTTCTTCTGTTGACAAATAACTGCAGTTTGTTCACGAATCTGGTCTGTTTGAGCCAGAATTTGAGGAATTTGATATTTAGCTTGTTTGATTTGATAGTTCAATAAATCTAATTGACGCATTTGAACTTGTAACTGAGCATAAGCCAATTTAACCTTAGTTGGCATCATGATTAATTCAGCTTTAGCCAATAAAGCTTGCACATTAGCATTAATCATTTGAGATTTAATTGCTAAGTTCTGCCAGTATGCTTGGTCACGTTGAAGAGCAAAGTTTAAACCAGTTTGCATAGCTTCTTGTAAACCAGCACTATATACAGCACGAATATCAGCTTTATCAATAATTCCGTTATTTAAACCATAGTGTAATTGATTAAATAGAGCCATACCGATTTGGTCGAATGCACCAGCACCGCTAACCGTCTTTTCAGTTAAGCTACACATACCTACTGGTTCAACTTCTTTATAGGTATCAGTTGGTTCACTTAATAAATCTTCAAGACGTTTTAACATATCCCGCATTTCTTTAGAGTCTTCAAGTTTAGAAGATACTTCCTCTAAGTCTGCAGGGTCTGGTTCATGTTCTGGGCGACATGGTACAGATTCTTGTGTAGTTTGAGGTGCAGAAGCGTTTGTACTTAACTCAGAGTATTCTGGTAAAGCTGTCTTATTAATTAGATGAATTGGGTCAAGATTTTTATCATTAGGTGTACCTTCAGCATTAACTTCCACTAATGCTTTTGGTTCTTTAATATCTTTGATTTCATCAGCTAATTTTTTAACCTCATCAGCAGTTGCTTGGTCACCGGCAGTTGTTGTATCGTTCTTCTGTAATTCTGCTGTTAATGCTGCAGTCTTAGCTGGAACTTCAATAACTGGTACTGCTACTGTCTGTTGTTTAATAGCATAATCGGATGGTGCAACACTGGTATTAACACCTACTGGGTCTAAGAAATCATCATGTGTTAGAGTATAGCCTGAACCAATACGAATACCATTTCTATCATAAGGACGGATGTAACGACCAACAGAGATACTGACATAATCACCACCATTTTCTTGACCGAAGGTACTATCATCATAACCTTCACTAATACCTTGTGTTCTGTTTGCTACATACTTCTGTTCAAGTTCTGTAACTTCATCTCTACCTGCTAAATATTTATCTGTCATAAGGGAACCTTTTATTTATAAAAAAAATCGCACTACCTATTCTACTAAGTAGTGCGATTAAAGGCTACTTTTTATTCGCCGTTATTTACCTTGAGAAGCATCAGTTTGACCTGTCCCTTGTTGAGCTTGAAGATGCTGTAAGTCAGCAATTTCTTCTTCAGTCAATGGAGGCAATTCTTCAATGAGGAAGCAAGGCATAAGTTTACGAGAGCTTGGGTCATCGAAGGATGCTTTAAGTTTATCATTGTACGTACTTTGCAACGATGTATATTTAATGTTTTTCAAATGTTCAACGATAATACGTTCAGCATGCCATACAGGGGCATTAAACGGAATCATACGCTTAATTGGGGCAATGTTATCATTACCTGCAGAAACAAATATACCGGTTGCACTACGTTTGTTAGGGTCAAGTACTGTTAAGCGGAAGCGAACCAAACTTAATGCACTATCTTGCATCGCACGCACTTCAGGAGCTAGTGCACCAATGCTGGCATTTAAACCACGTTTAGGACTATTTGTTTTAGCCTCATTACGGATTTTCAGTGTTTCTTGAACCAAGTTACGTAATTTTTCAGTTGGCATATTGTTAGGGTAACTGAGGGCTAATAACTCAGCTTGCTGCTTCCAATATTCACGAGAGTTAGTATCAATCTCTTGTTCCGTAACTTCTTGATTTGTGAGTTGATCGGTCATTTAATTTTTCCTATGGTTTATCAACGGTTAATAAAAATAAAGCCATCCTATTGCTAGGACGGCTTATAGTATAAACCAACTATTACATTGGTGCTACTGTTTTAATTAAACCAATACGTTCTGGACGTTGGAATAGAATACCGTACCACCATTCGATAGATACGAAGCCCATTTTGCCGAATGGGTCAATAGCAGAATATGATTCAGCTGGTTTTTGAGCTTTAATCATAAATTTGTTATTAATACCATTTGAACCTTCAAATGAGATAGTAGTAAATGCATCTTCACCTACACAAAGTACAGGGTGAATATCATATTTACCATTGGTTTGTGCTAAACCGAAATCAGGGTCTGCATTAGCACCAGCACCTTCCCATACAACCATCTTATCACATTGAACAACACGGAAATGGTCAATGATACCAACTTCATCTTCCATAATTTGAGTTGTACCTGCAGCATATTCGTGAACTTCTTTAAATGCACGATTGCCCCAACGGTCAGATAAGTTACGTAACATATCAATTACTGCAGCACTACAGAAGATTGTACGATGAGTTTGTGCGGTAGTGGTTGCATAGTTACCAGAACCTTTGATTAAACGAGTTTTCTTCGGTGTACCATTGTCATCTAAAGCACGTTCTAAACGGCGTAAAGATTGTAAAGTAATCACAGAGTTTTCATTCATAGAAGCATCAGAGATAGCATTACCTGCATAAACAACAGTACCTGCACCAGTGATTAAGTCGATTTGCAATAAATCTTCACTTACATCTTGAGCTGCTTCTAACGCTTGTTGATACATGAATGAATAAAGGTCTTTATCAGAGTCGAAGTTTAATAAATCACGTGAGTATTCAAAGAATAAACCAAAGTTATTCATTGTACCTTCAACTTCAGAACGAGAGAAACCAACACGGTTCACACGACCACCAACTTCTGTTAATACCGGTAACGCACCTAAGATACGACCGATGTCACGGCTTGAACCATATAAGTTACCATTACGGATTTGAACACCACGAGCATCAATACCTTGATCGTTTAAGTTACGGTCATCTAACAACGGGTAGTAAACAGTTTGTTTAATCTTAGTACCCATATTTTTAGGCATTGCAGTTACGCTTGCTAAACGTGAGAATTTAGCTTTTTTCTGAACGTCTAAAATAATTGGTTTTAAATAGAATGCATGTTTAGAGTCTTGTAAACCAATAGAAGATTGGACAGGACTGCCACGAAGACCTTCAGGGTCATTATATAAGTTACCACGTGGGTTAATAGAACTTAAGTTATGTGTACTAGACGGTTGTCCGTACTGTGGACTTGAAATAGGGTTTAATACGCCATCAGCCATATTATGCTCCAGTATTTAATTAACGAAATTTGACTTGAGATTGTGCTCGAACAAAGGCTTCCCAACTTGGATATTTGCTAATTTCTTCTGCTGGAGTTGTTGCTACAAGTTGTTGTAACTCAGCTTCAGATAACTCTCGTTGTTGAACTTGAGTAGCTTCATGATTGTTAGGAATACCAGCAGTAGCTTTAGGACTAACTGGTCTTTGTTGTTGCGGTTCAGTTTGTAAATTATTACCTACAACACGAGGTTGATTAGGATTATATTTAGCTTGGTTCTGTTGATATAGATAACCTGAAATAGCGTTATATGCATCTAAAGGTGTCATATCCCTAGGTACTTTGCCTACTGCACGGTCAGCAGCTAACTGATTCAATGCATCGTCTAACAATCCACTTTGAGCGTGGAAAGTTAAATCATCTAAGATTTTCTGGTTGTTAAACACTGTAGTAAAGTCTTGGTCAGGAAGACTATTCACAAAATTCAGCACGGCATTACCATATTGTGTACCTCGCAATTCATTGACTTTTTCTTCAAATTCAACTTGTTGCTCATTCACCATATAGTTGCCATATTGGTGAGGCTTTTCCTCAACATCAGGTAATTCAAACGTATCAATGTTACGGTCTTTCAGGAACTGTGCTACAGCTTCTGGTTTACCTTGAGATAGTTCAATTAACTGGTTAAGTTTAGCTTCATCTAATAACCCATGTTGTTCAAGGGTTTTAATAATACGCTTCTGAGGTTTAAAACCAGCCATCTTCTTCTGGTAATCAAAACCTTGTTGCATAAGTCGAAGAATATCTTGTGGGTCTTTAAATACTACTTCACGACCACTTGCTTTAAATGGTTTAGTAAGTAAATCTCTAAATTCCTCTGCTGATAACTCCGTAGTATCAGTTTGCCCTTCCAACGAAGGTTCTGCCGGAACACCTTCAGTTGAACCAGTATTAGGTTCTTCTTTAGGTTGTTCTTCTGGTTCAGAAGTAATTTGTTGTAGTGCTTTCTGATAATCTTCTTCAGATTGCATAGACTCGAATTGAGCTTCAATGGCAGCACCATGTTTCTCTAATTCTTCTTCAGTCATATTAGCAATCATTTCACCTGTATAGATGACAGGCTCTTGTGGAGCCTGTGTGTTCTCTACCGGTGTTTCAATTTGGTTTTCAATAGGTAGAGTATCCATTATGCATTACCCTCTTGGTTTCCAATTTGGAAATTAGCTTGGTAGAACGCTGTAAGTTCTTCATCTGATTTAGCAAGATAACTTGCTGCTTCAGCACCATTACGTAATGTAGTGTTTAAGAACTCACGGAATGAGTGGATACCTTTTAGGTGAACTACAGCACGTTTAACTAATTCTTCATTACCATTCATTGAAATTGATAAAGCTAATTTCTTCATTTCATCTTCGAAATAAGATTTAGCAACAACTGCTTTGAAGTCTTCATTTTCTAGTAAACGTTTAACAGATTCTGCTAATTTCATAGCAGGTTCTGCATTTGCACGTGCATTAGCGATTTCTTCACGAATGATAGCTAATTGTTGTTCTTCAGTTAAAATGTCTGTGGTTTGGCTAGTAGTCATTGAATGCTCCATTAAATTTGATTATTTACTGTTTGCCCATCACCCCGAATGTAGTTACCTATTCCATCTGCTCTGTATAAACCAGTTGGGAAGCTACCTACTTCTGGATTGGGTAATGATCGCTTTTTTGAAGATGATTGTCCAGTACTTTTATCACCTCTATTACGAGCATTCTCACGTGCTACATCTAATTTAGCTTGATTATCCATCGCTGCTTTATCTAATGCAGTTCTACGTTTCATATCTTCAGTTAATGCTTTACCTTCATTCTGTGCTCTTGCCTGTGCTTCAACAATCTCTCTTTGACGAGCATGTTTAACACCTTCTTGTTGTTCAAGGAAGTCTAATGCACGTTGGTCAGTTTGAGCTGCAGTGTCATCAACTTGAGCATCAATGAACTCACTACGTTTAGCATAATATTCAGCTTCTGCACGAAGTTTTTCATTCTTGAGTTGTTGCTCTTCAAGTTGTAATTGTTGCATCTGTTGTTGGAATGGATCAGGTTGAGGTTCATAATCACGTAATGCTACAACCATATTATCTAAGTTATATAGACGAGCAATTTCAGTGTACATGAGTTTACGAATTTCCCAATCCACATTCTCACCCAATGTTTGAGCCATGAATGTAAGTTGTTGTGCTTTACCTTCAGATTCACTATTAGATTTGATTGTTACTGCTAAGAAGAAATCACCTGCTAAATCATCACGAGAAATCTTAACAAATTCACCACCAGAGATAGCAACTACTTCTTCTTCACTTAACCACTCTTGGTTCATGGCAACAATCTTATTACCAATTTCTTCTAAGCCTTTAGCAATACGGAAGATAATATCACCTTCACGTTGTGTCATAGCAGTTAATGCTTGGCTCATACCAGCAACTACTTGTCCATAGGCATTACCATCAATACCGTTTTGGAATGCTTTAACACCTACCGCACTTTCTGCTTCTGCATATTGTGATTGGATTAGAGCCAATACAGATTGAGGTGTTTCACTTGCAGTATGTGTATAGACAGCTTCTGCAGGATGCATACCAATAGGATTATATTCATAGTCTTGACCTGTTCTAAATTTCATAGCATTGATAGGGTCTAAGAAACCTTTAGGGGTAGCTGTTTGACCATTAGCACTACGAGCATTCAAATCAATAATAGAACGAGTTAAAGCTTGAATAATTTGTTGGTTATCACCAATAAGTTCTGCATCTGGTTCACCATAAACAGAGTTCTTAGTTGGCATATATTGAATAACAACAAATGGTAATTTATTGTCAGGGAATGGATTACGTTGTAAACGAATAATAACATTGTTTACGATAGTAGCTACAATACCTTGAACCACACCAGTACCATCAATATCCCAATAACCCCAATATTCATAAGCAGTCATTTGTTGTCTTGGTTTATCTTTAAATTCAAAACCAGAAATACGAGATGAACCCGTATTAACATCAGTAACTAAATCAGTGAATACATCATTAGGAAGTTTAAGTAAATCATCGACTAAACCAGCATTATCTGCACTAACACCTTTCAATGTACTATCTTCAAACTTAGATAGATTCATATAAGTATTAGGTGCTTTTTGGTTTACTGCTTTTAATTCAGATAATGAAGTCTTGTAACGATAAATAGCAAACTTAGCTTTACTGAAATCACCATCACATGTTGGGTCAATAACTAAATCTGCATTGTTAATAATCTTAATTTCAGGACGATTACGTGTTTCAACTTGTTCTTTAATAATTTGAGTTTTACCGGTATCAATAGCAACAACCGGACGACCAAATTTCTGAGATTGTTTTAAAGACTCAGCCATATCTGGTGGCATATTTTGGAAGGTTTGAGTATCTTCCGCATACTCAGCACCTGTTGCTTGTATCTCTTCTTCTAACATCTGTAATGTTTGCATTAACATGTTAGCTTGATTTATGTCAGCTTCTACATATTGATACACTGGAATTTCTTTCTCTTTGGTTTGGATTTCACTATCCCAACCGATACGTGCAATAGCCGTACCTTCATTTACAAGAGTGCGAACCAAATCATTAACGAATTTAACTTTGTTAATAAGATGGTTGAATTGAAAGTTCAGAACCATAGAGTTCTGAATACTTGCATTGATATATTGTGGCTGTTGAGCCATAACATTAAATAGATTACGTTCATTAAGAATTGAACTAGCTAAACTAGCATATCTCCATTCAACGAATCTACGAATAACTTTAGGTGCAATACCACTGCGACCATTTTTAAGACGTTTCTTATCTGTTTCAGGATGTAGTTGTTTTAACCATTCACTGATACGTGTCATTTGTGCAGCATGGTAAGTAGAAGCCTTTGTAAAGTCTTCCATTAAGTCAGAAGCTTTTGGTTCATTTTTCCAATTAGTTAGCTTCTCTTTTGTTTTGCCTAACAATGATGAGATTAACTTTTCAAAAGCATCTTCTGAACCATTGTTATTATTCATTAATTGTCCGTTCATAACTCACCATAATTAGATTAGCCCTCTATATTTCAAGAGGGCTTAGTTACGAATTAGTCTTCTTCTTGACCTAATTCTTCCACTTTTACCAATGCTAAACCATTGTCAGTACCTTGTGCTGGTTCTGCTTCTTTAGCATTAGTAGCTTCAGATTGTGGAGTACCTTCTGCCGCTTTAATGTCTGCAACAATAACTTTTGCATCGAATGGGTAGTCAAATGCGTTATCAACAACACGTGTAGTAGCTTTAACTTCAGTTTTAGCATGTTCTACAGTAGCGTCATTAGGAATTGCATATAGACCTTGATTACGAGCATCACATTTAGTGAAGTCTGCAACACGCCATTTAGCTTCACCCATTGTTGGAGTATGTTCTTTAACTGGTTCTTTAACCATTAACACACCTGTTACTGGAACAATAACTTTAGGATGTGGGCAGACACGGCGTAAAGGTTGAGGCATAGCAGCAACATCTGCGTATGTTTTACCTTTTAGCTCTTCGTCTTCAGTTACTGTGCAACCACCGGCACAAGGTGCACATTCGTGTTTAGGACGAATGCCATTAGCACGTTGGACACGTACGAGTTCTTCATAAGATAAAATACCATGCATAGTATTATTCCTTTTAGTTTGTTAATAATGAAACGGTCGCATACATAGTATTTTGACCGACTGTTAGTATAAATGATTAACGAATAATCTCAAAGTGGGGGGCATCAATAAATACTTTATTCCCAGTTTTTCTTCGTGCATCACTGTAATCCTTCACCATTCGCATTGGAGAACGTTTATCTCCATTTAGCTGTGCCCAACATCCACCCCAACGAATATTCACGTTAAGAGCTTCTGCTGCTTGTTGCATTGCATGTGCAATAGGATAAAAGGCATTTAGTTCCCAGTTCACAGGGTATGGTACTAAATCTACTGCATGAACAAAACCATCAGATTGAACCAAGTGTTTTGAATTCATGGTTTGACTTACACCTTTTTTCACATTAGCTTGTTGTTGAGCTACTGTGCGTTCACCCTCTGTAACTGAGAAGTCTGTAGTAGATAGCTCAATGGCTTTCTTTACTACTGCAACTAAATCAGGATGAACTTTTGTTAAACGACTTAGAGATTTATCACTCAATTTAAAACTCATTTGAATTTTTTCCTTAGAAATTTCTTGGTTAATTCAGGTGCTATATCAGAGATAACCTCTAAGATATTAGTTCCAATCATAGCTCCAGTTAAAGCAATTAAACCAAGATAACCTGTTTCAATGGTACTTTTGTATGCAAGACCAATCGAAATACCACAGTACACACCAATCAGAAAATTTATTAATCTTTGTTTAAAGTTATACTTATCGTCACCCAGTGAGGATTTTATAGAGCCAAGTAAACTACCAAACACGACCATAATAATCGGTTGATGTTCAACGAGAAACTCCATAATTCACCTTCTTTTCTTGTTTGACGAATAAAGCACCACCTAAGAACCAGAAGCCTAAGTATGTAGATACAATAACCATAGGATTCAATGGTGGGTAAATAGTTACGTATTTGTAAGCTACAATGAATTCAATTAGAGCCCCTAATAGTAAAGACAGGTATTTATATAAATCTCTATTTTTACAATAATGTTCTGGGATTAAGCTTACAAAACTTGAGAGAATACAAGCCAATAGTAACCAAACTAACTTAGTAACACGTGGTTCAAAAGTATTAGGTAAATCCACCTCAATGATTCCAAAGATATGGCTCACACAAAGCATGAACCATATGAAATGGAATCCTAAGTTATAGATACGTACATTGCGTGTATCAGCTCCGTATAGACATTTTAGGATTCCCATAAGTTACTCCTTACTAAGCATTCCCATCCACATAAGGTTCAAATGAAATAACTAATTTGAAGTTAAAACTTTCAACTGTAATAGGAGCTAAAGTCCATTTTTCTGATTTAAACGTATGACTTGTGTAGTCAGAA